CCTGATAATCCAGACCCTGATAATCCAGACCCTGATAATCCAGACCCTGATAATCCAGAATATTGGAAGATAAAATTTGGCCCTATACGCGCCACTTATGCAGACCAGTATTACACAAAGAATTTGCACCACACCGATAAAAGATTGGCTTCAACACCAGAATATATCATGTGGACTTTGGATAATAAATTGGAGCAGGATATTCAGTTTATTCAGGAAGTACCTACCATTATACGCTCCAGCATTCCTGTTAGAGATATTCGGGGAGATTTTACCCCGCAGATGGTTATTGCCCACGATAAAGCAAAAGAGGGAAAACAGTACAAAGAACGCAGTGCTGTTCTTACTATTCAGCAACATATGACATTACTGCTGGCTTTAGTTGGTGCCAATATCTATTACCATCGGGGTAATCCTGTGATTGAGCCTTGGATGCTTTGGGAGATATGGAAGTGGCTTGGACAGATAAATATACCAGAAGCCGTTGATACGATATTTGACATTATGCCGAACTGGGGTGAGTAAATGGCGGAACAAAGAATTACAGAAACAATTGAATTTCTTACGCAGATACACACCTCGTGGGATAATACAGAGCAAAGAATGGCTCTGCGCAGCTATCCCAGACGAAGCATATCTTATCGTTATACAGGTGTAGACACTGCTATGAGTGAGTACCTGCGTTCTTTGACTAATGGATTGCAGACACAACAGCTGGAATTTCCACTGTGGTCTGCGACACGAACGCTGCCGAAAACAAGGCGTAAAAAAGAAACAGGTATTCAACTTACAGCACAGGATGTGTGGGATTATCGGGACTGCCACGCTGTTTTACTCACAAAGGAGTTCCAGGGAGCAAGAGGAAACTCTACCAGGTATTTCTTGAAACAGCTATATTCCAGTGGCTATCTACAGATGAAAACCACATTCAAAGACGATTATTACGAGGGAGCAACACTAGTCACCCCTGTATTTTGGGGGATATTAAATCAAGAGGATAGTTATACAAATGTTACGGCAAGCCTTGCAGATATGTGTATAAATGTTGAGTTTATGCCATCGCTAACAGCTGTGAATCTGCCAGCAGAGTGTGATGAGTACAACTATCCTTTTCTTACTTTCGAGGAGTCAACTAATGCCCTAAATAATTATAAGTACATTGATGACTGTGAGTTATTTATGATGCCTCCATCATGGTATCAGGATATGAATATGAGCTATTCACGCAATGCTAATAAGCTGGACAACCAAACTGGTTATTTTAGGTATGACCTAAAGTCAAAGGCAACAACTACTCATATGGTTTTCGATTACCATGCAAAAAGTAAAGACGAGATTCAATTCCTGCAAAGATTTTTTTACCGATGCAAAGGGCAGTGGAAGTCGTTCTATGTGCCTACATGGACGAGCGATATAGAGCTGGTCAAAGATGGAATCACCACCAAGCAGGAACTTATCGCAAAATTTCCTTATTATTACCGGTACTATAATGGCAACCAGCGAAGAAAAACTATTATTATCTTCTTTAACAACGGAACTGTGAAGATACTGAAAATTGTTGGCTGGGAGCTGGACAGCAGTGGAAAACATAGCAAGATAACATTGGAATCGCCATTGACTGAACCTATTTATATGAAAGATGTTCGTATGATTTCTTTCCTCTTAAAAGTCCGTCATGCAAGTGATTCTATGGTTACGGAATACGAAACTAGAGAAAGTGCAAACATTTCTTTTGAATTAATGGAGGTGGATAATTAATGCCTACAAGCAGTAATCTGTCAAAATATGAAAATTCCATACAGGATGGCGAGCCAGTAGAATTTTATAAATTTACTTGTAATGGCACTGATTATCTGTACACCTCACGCAGAAAAGACTTGACCATCAATGATGAAATCTATTATGGCGAATACATTGAGCGACAGGAGTTAAAGCCTGGAAGCAGTAACAGCTTGGTTGAAATGACAATCACTGTTTCCAAAGAGAATCCAGTGGCAAAGCTGTACCAGCAGGTGCCACCAGAAACGCCTATTAATCTAAAGATAATGCGACTTCACATGGCGGATATGAGCAAAGTAGATACTATCTTCTATGGCAGGGCAACACAGGCTTCTTTCGAGGATTCAAAGTGTCAGCTTACATTTGTTATGGAAAGCTGGCTAAAGAAAGAGCTTCCCAATGGACTTTATCAGTACACCTGTAACAATGTTTTGTACAACCATAATTGCAAGGTAGACCCGTCCCAGTATCAGGAAATAGTATTTCTTGACAAGGACGAGGGATTGAATATTTATTCTAAGGATTTTGCCAAGCATCCAGATGGATATTATGAAAACGGGAAAATGTATTTCAATGGGCAAGTACGAATGATTGCTTCTCATAAAGGAGAAGTGTGTACGCTAAAATATCCATTTTCCCTAAGACCTCGTAATAATATAGTTGTGTTACCAGGCTGTGATAAAACATTCAACACCTGTGTGAAGCGGTTTGGCAATGCTCTTAATTTTACAGGTTTTCCATACTGCCCACCAACAGATGCTGAAAAGAATCCTACAGGTGTAGGCACATATTGGGTAAATGGCAATATTGTTTTCCGTGATACAAATGGCTATATCCATTAAGGCGGTGAATTATGGCAAGACGAAAAAATGATTCAGGCTTAGGTGCATGGGTTGGCTGGGGGCTAACCACCTTGGCACTTTTATTTTTTAATAGACGAAGCTCGACCAGAAATAGCAGTTTCAATCAAGAACCTGCTACACTTAGCATAACCTCTACACGCATAGGTACTGTTATTCCTGTTGTGATGGGGCAATGCCTTATAAAATCCCCCCTTACCAGCTATTGGGGAGATTTTTCGAGTAGGGCATATACAGAAGATTACGGTATGTGGACTGATGTAGATTGGACGAACATTATTATAAGTGGACTTATCCCCTTAATTGCAATCTTAGTTACGCCATCAAAGCATTTTGTTACCACAAGTAGTGGTGCTGGCACGGCAACTGATACAGCAAACGGCAATAAAATGAGAATGATTGTAATGGCCATCATATCACTCTTGCTGGCATTATTAACAGCCCTATTCACTAACCACGGTGGCAGAACTACCATTCAGAAAGGTTTTAAGTATTACCTTGGCTATCAGCAGATATTATGCTGGGGTAGCCCTAATGCTAGACTAAGACGGATCTACATGAACGAAAAAGAAGTGTGGTCAGGTGATGAACCAGCAAGCAATCATTTGGATGGCTCTCCGTTTACCATTCATGTAGATAATGAAAACTTATTTGGTGGTCCCGATGAAAATGGCGGTTTTGTAGGTGATATACGAGTATATTTTGGCGGAGATAACCAAGGTGCAGACCATTGGATGTCTAAGGAAATGAATGCTGACAGTATACAGGCTGATTTGAGAGGCCTTACCTCTGCCTATAGACCATTCATTACCGTGGTTGTTCCTACCGCTTATGTCGGAAAATCAGCAACTATCCCTACTATGTGGTATGAGATAGAGATAATTCCTGATTCTCTCGCCAAGGCTAACGGCAAAGATTACGCAAAAATTGGCGACGATGCCAACCCCGCAGAGATTATAAAGGAAATAGTCAGCAACAATGATTGGGGATTAGCAGAATCTGCTGATTGCCTTGATATAAAAGCACTTGACAGCATGGGCGAACGCATTGCTAAAGAACAGCTGGGGCTGTCAATTCAAATGACATCTAAGGAAACGGCAGAGAGCATTGTTGAAAATATATGCAGTCACATCAATGCCATTAGATATGCTGATTCTTCTACAGGCCTTATGGTTCATCGACTAATCAGAGATGACCAAGAAGATATGTTGCTGGTTAATACTTCTAACTGTAGTAAGATAACTTTCGTGCGACAGGATTGGTTGAATACCATAAGTGAAATTTCTGTTTCATATACAGACAGAAGTGCCAGGTACGAAACAGGCACATTGACAGCTGATGACCCCGCCAACATAGAAATTCTCAACGGAGTAAAGACAACAAAGTCCTATGATTTCCCTTACTTTACTACCGCAGCTAATGCGCTATACGCCGCGAAAAGAGTAGGTACAGAGCAGGGGTATCCGCTGGCAAACATCTCATTGGAGTGTGACAGGACTATGTCAACACTACGTTTAGGCGATAGGTTTGTTGTAAAATTTGCTCCATATGGCATAGCCAGCATGATTTTTAGGGCAACAAATGTTGATTTGAGTGATTTTGTTGATGGTACTGTCAAGATAGATGCCGTTGAGGATGTATTCTCCCTTGCCAAGAACAACTTTACCTACAGTGGCAGTACCGAATGGGAACGCGACCCTGTACAGCCTAGTGAGATTCAAATATGGGGTGTTTGGGAAGAACCATATGAAATCACACGAATGACAGAAACATTCGTAAAAATGTATGCTTGTCAGCCATCTATTGCGAATACGATATGGCATGTGTGGCGAAAGACAGCGACCGATTCCAACTTTGTTCGTTCAAACGATACAACAGCATGGACAGCGGTTGGCAAGATGGTTTATAACTACCCAGAAGATGGACTTGCCGAAGATTTGCAGGGATTTACTGTAAGAGAAGTCAACGGCATTACCAATATGGTTGAAGAAATGCTTATACCGACTTCTGCTGACATTGATGTTGCTAGGAAAGCCAATAGGATTGCTATCATAGGTGAGGAATGGATTGCGTATAGCGGTATGGTTCAACAGCCTAACGGAAATTGGAAAATACTAGGTGTTATCCGTGGCATATACGACACTGTTCCACAAAAACATTCTGCTACCGAGCCAGTTATTTTTCTCCAAAGCGGACATTATATTAATGTAAAACGCGGCGGCTGGGTATGCAGTAAAGGACAGACAACAGATGAATATTACTCCATTACTACAGATAGCGTTGACCAGCAGGGACAGTTAAATCCAGCATTGAATATCCATTTTGAAACAAAACAGCGTTCTTCTCGGCCAACTGTGCAAGGCAGGATTCGTATGACCGCACATATGTTGAGCGACCAATATTATGCTGATAAGGTGGCAGGTGATTTAAGCCTTACATGGGCACCTCGTGATAAGGATTCCACTTTTACTGTAGTTACACAAAACGATGTAGCTGATTCCGTTTCTGGCACAGCATTTGAAAAGCCGAATGGACTTGATTATGTTGTTGAGGTATTTGCTGGTGGGCTGAGTATCCGTAAGGATACAGTGACAAACGAAGCATATTATTATTCGTGGGCTGACAGGTGCAAAGATGGCGGTGACATTGGAGCGGAAACAACCATACAGATGTATTGCATTTTTGGTGGGCTTGAAAGCTGGCAACGACAGGAGAGAACATTCTTATGGATTGTCCCTACCATAGTAGGATTTGCTTACGATGAAACAGGGGCAATTGGACTGATTCACGATTTAGAGAATAATGGTCAGATTGTTCTTCCTGCTGGGCAATACAATAATCCACAATATATTGATTATGATGATAGCCCTGTTGTATTGCTGGGATTCCCTGTGGTAAATCCATCGACTCCAGGTGCAATGTTGGCTGCCGATGGCACATATTGGTTGCCAAATGGTACGGTACTGCGGTTTAGCGACTCTACGACATATACAACGGACTCTCCAGCAGACTCTTACACAGTGAAAACTTGGATAAAGACTGTGCAATTAGGAACAGCAGATTATTATACATGGAATGAAACAAACAGCATTTTCGAGGTGAAAAAGTAAATGGGCACAAAAATAACAAAAAATCTATCAATCCCTATAGTAGATTCACAAGACCATGTTGCCAAGGAGTCTATCAACGATGCCTTGCTTGTCATTGATAAAAATGCATTGCATGTGAACCACGCTCTAAACAAGTCCCATTGGGACTATTGGAAAGCAAATACTCAATATGCATTGCATGACATATTCAGAGCACCAGGTATTCCATCGTGGGGCTTCTTTGAGGTCATTCAAGCTGGAACTAGCAATACCGATGCAGAAAACTACCCTGTCGCATACGGAGAGGGCGATAAAGTAACCAATGGTACTTGTGAGTTAATTCTCCGCAGACTTAACACTACAGATACTCTTGATTTCTACAATAATACTTTGATTACATCAGATTCCGTGGTAGCGCGTAAGGATGTGCCAAAGTCAACAAGCGTAGTCGAATTGCATGGGGGTGGCAAAACAACATACCCTATCACATCAGGAAATTCTGTAAGAATCTATGCCAGCAAATTCGGAGGCATTACGGAGCTTCTGTGTGGGTATTACGATGGTGGAACCAAAGGACAGGCTCGCCTTTATTATCGTAATATGAGTGGAAGCGGTGCTGATTGGTCAGATTGGGATAGAATTGCTTTTACCGGTGATGCTGCTACTATTTCTGCATGGGCAAGTGGCACTTCTTATAATGCCAATGATGTTGTCAGACTCAACAATAAGCTGTGGGTTTGTAAAACAGCCAACAACGACAAATCATTTACTAAGGCCAAGTGGGTGCAGATTGATGGTTATGATGCCAATGCTCCTGATTGGGAAACAAAACACACCTATTCCAAGAATGAAGTGGTTGTCAGCGAGGGTAAGCTCTACAGAGCTACAGTCAACCATACATCTACAATTGACCTAAAAACTGATATTGCGAACTGGGAATTAATCAGCGGGGCAGATCCATTTATTCCAGACTGGGAAACTAAACATGATTATTTGAAAAATGAAATAGTTGTCAGTGAGAGAAAATTGTACAGGGCAAAGGCAAGCCATACTTCTACAACTGACTTAAAGACTGACATTGCCAATTGGGAGTATGTAGGGCACGACCCTTACATTCCTGATTGGGAAGCCAGCCATAGCTATCTAAAGGACGAAACTGTTGTTTATAAAAAGACCATTTACAGAGCACTTAGCAAGCATAAATCTTCTGCAGCATTTGCAAGCGATGTTACTAAATGGGAGAAATTAGGCGGTGCTGGGGGCGTATCTCAGTGGACAACAAAGGAAAGCTATGATGTAGGCCAACTGGTTACTAATGACGGTATTCTGTATAGAGCAACTGCAAGCCACACATCTGGCACTTCCTTTTCACAGGATGCAGCAAATTGGTCGGTTGTTACAGCTGACCTTAATCACTGGGCCAAAAGCACCTATTATCCAGCAGGTATCATTGTAGAAAGTGGCAACCAGCTTTATAAGTGCAAAACTGCTCATGTATCTACCACCTCTATCATTGCTGACAATGATAAATGGACGAGAGTTACCAAACTCCCTTACATAAATGATTGGGAAGCATCTCATGACTACCAAAAAGATGATGTTGTGATAAGCGGTGGCAAAATGTATCGTGCCACTGCCAACCATAAGTCAACGACATCAATTGACAAGGATATTGCCAATTGGGAAATGCTTATCAAAGCACCTTATATTGAGGATTGGGAGGCTAAGCACGATTATCTAAAAAATGATATTGTCGTTTATAAAAAGACCATTTACAGAGCTAAACAGGCACACACCGCTACTGCTTCATTCTTAGATGATTCTGCAAATTGGGATAAATTAGGTGGAACAGGCAGGATTACTGCATGGACTTCCAAAGAAAGTTACCAAGTAGGCCAGCTTGTCACTAACAACGGACTTCTTTATAAAGCAGTGAAAGACCATACTGCAAGTGCAGATTTTACTGCGGATATTGCCAATTGGGAACTTGTTACGGCTACTGTAAATGCGTGGAGAACGGAAGTATATTATCCAGCAGGAATTATTGTTGAAAACAACAAAATCCTGTATAAGTGTGTAACTGCACATACTTCTACCACTTCTCTTAGCGCAGATATTGACAATTGGGAGAGCATAAAAGGCGGTGCTCCTTATATCCCAGATTGGGTGACTAAGCACGCTTACAAGGAGAATGAGATAATAGTAAGCGACTCCAAGCTGTACAGGGTAAAGACTGCACACACTTCAACAACCAGCCTTAGCGATGACATTGCTAACTGGGAATATGTAGGGCATGACCCAAATATTCCAGATTGGGAAATCAAACATGACTACAAGCAGAATGAAGTAGTTGTTGTTAATGGTGCTATTGCTAGGGCACTGTCTGCCCATAAATCATCAAGCACACAGTTCAGTGATGATGTTGCCAACTGGGAGTTTGTCAGCAGTTCCAGCGGAATGGCAAAGTGGACTGTAAAGACTTTGTACCAAAAAGGACAGCTTGTGTCAGCTTGGAACAATGCCTATTATGCAAAATCTACCCATGTATCAGGCAATGATTTCTTCACAGATTATGCTAACTGGGAGTTCTTCTGTTCTCATATCAATGGCTGGGTAGGAGCTGGTTATAATTACGAGCCTGGTATGACAGTGACTATGGACGGCAAAATATATTCCTGCACACTGAAACATACTGCTACTTCTTCATGGGAGGACGACAAAACCGCTAATTGGAGGCTCATAGGAGAGGCAGCACTTCTTACTGATTGGGCAACCAAGACCAGTTATGAGGTTGGCAAAGTTGTCGTAAAAGATGGTTCTATATACAGAGCCAATACCAAACATACCAGCACAACATTTTCAGCAGATACTGACAAGTGGGAACTGCTCTTTTCCAGCATTGATACATGGAAAAAAAGCACTTACTACAAAGTAGGTGCTGTAATTACCGTCAATGGGTTGATTTATCGTTGTAATACCGCCCACACATCTACTACCACCATTAAGGCAGATATGGCGAATTGGGACATCATAGGCGGTGGTAATCCATACGCACCAGACTGGGCAACAAAACAGGTATATAAGGCTAACGATATTGTCGTAAAAGACAGCAAGTTGTACCGTGCTAAATTAGACCATACTGCTGGCACAAGTTTTGCTGATGATAAAGACAAGTGGGAACTTATCGGTCATGACAAAATTACCGATTGGGAACCAGAAAAAAAATATGCCGTGGCAGATTTGTGTGTGTACAAATACAAACTGTATCGCTGTAAGCTGGCACACACAAGCTCTAGTACCATGAGTGATACCGAGCTTTCCAAATATTGGGAGGAAGTCAGCAAATCACAAAGTATCCCACCTTGGCAGACAAAAACCATATACAATGTCGGAGATATTGTATATGAAGATTTTTCTATATATAGATGTTATAAAGCACATACTAGCGGAACATTCATAGATGATTTGGTTAATAGTTGTTGGTATAAGCTAGACCGACGAAGTGTTATCACCACAGGTATACCAACATACTCGTTAGGCCAAGAATTGATTTACGATTCCTATACTGGACTACGACTTTCAAGAGGATACTATAAAGCTCCCTCCACTGAAGCAGAGCATAGTTCACGCTATGACCCAGTATGCACCAGTTTGGTTGATTACGATTATCGGAGCGGGTACATTCGTAATCATTTGTATGGAGAAACAGCTTATTGCGGAAACAAAAGGGTTTATAAATGCTCAAAAAGAGAGCCAATACCTCCAAATACACCACATAGTATTGAATCATACAGAATAACCTACCTAGCTACTGAGCAAGTGTTTATGATGAATAAATATGACAATGATTTAAAAAGATACTATGGTGAGTTAGTAATCAAACTCCCGCAAGTTAGTGATGTGACAAAGGTATCTTTCGGTCGGTATTTTCATAAAGGCGGTGCAGTTGATAGTGCCGATATTAGTATTTATACTAGCATCGATGGAAAAAAATATAACCTTGTAAGCATTTTCCATTACCTAATGGATAATATCACTGCAAAATTTACAGCTATATGTTGCTCGTATATAAAAATTCGGTTGTATGGTGTATATTATGCAGGAAGCTCACATAGTAGTAAGGACGGATGGAGTTTTTCATTTATAGATGTTCATGGATTATCCCCTTATTGGACACAAATCAAAGATGAACGAATCTTAGACTATGATTCTAGTAAAACTTACGAGTCACAAGATGTTGCTGTGCTTAACCGAAAACTATATCGTTGTGCTCTTCCTGTAGACGATAGAACAGGCATGAGTTACGATTATATGACAAAAAATCCGCAGTGGGAGTCACTTATTGCAGACATTGACCATTGGACAGCTGGTACTCTTTACGCAAAAGGTAGTTCCGTCATTTATAATCATGCACTTTTTGAATGTTTGGAGTTACATACAGCGTCTTCCGACTTCAAAACTGACTTGGAAGATAAATCTCCTAAATGGGTACAGATAAGCGGTGTTGGCACAGGGGATATTGCTACAGAGGACGAAGTGTTAGCAGCTATGACTGCGGTAATTACGGAGGATTGATAGAATGGGCTTAAAAAATGGCAATAAACTTGTAACTGTAGGCGGTCTAAGAAAGGTTTACGACAGTCTTATGAAGTCGTATGGCAGTATTTTATTTGCTGACCTGCCTATGCCATCTAAAATGACAGTAGGTAATGTCTACAACATTAAGGATAAGTTTACTACCACGGATTATTTTGTGGAGGGCGAGGGCAAGGATTGTGCGGCCGGTACAAATGTTGGAATCATCGAAGTAAAAGAAACGAATACTGAAACGGGAGAAATAATCATAAGCTACAAATACGACTTGTTTGGTGGGCCTATGAGTATGGATTCCAGTGGCTTTGTTTCACAGGGACAGTTCACAAAAGCCATTGCTGAAATATCTAATTATGTTAGGGACATAGAGTTTCAGCCTAACAATACCAACACTGTTGTCGTTACGAAAGGCAATGGCAGTTCTTCTACTTACACGCTTAATGTTGGAAAAAATGCAGATGTCATAAAAGATATAACTATTGATACTACTTTGTCTACGGATTTAGGTCATGTAAAACATAGGCGAATAACCCGTTCTGACAACAATTCAAAAGTTCACCTGATGTGGGAGGACCCTGACGATTCGACCAATGATGCCTGGGGAGAAACAGCTGTTGTTAAGAAGAAAGGTTCATACCCTACCAACATAGAGGACGGAACTTTGGTGTTGATATGTGCCGTTCGTAATAAGTTTAAATCCACGGCATATGTCGATGAACAGGAAAGCTCCGAGCAATGGTACTATAGAGCGTTTCCTATTGCTACCAGCGGTGCGGTATCAAACAGCAATCTTAACAGATTCGATTACTGGCATTATGCTGTTTGCATAGATGAAAAAAATCCTATTGAAGCAGATTCTGTTACCTATCCACCTGGGTACGATAATTCCGATTATAAGCCACTTAGAGTCATAATGAATGTCAATGCCCAGATGGATAATAACAAATGTGACTGGGGCAGTTGGAAAAACGCACCATTTATGCCTCGTCCATGTATGCTGAAATTTGACGGAAAGGTTGATTATTATCTTAATCCAGACGATTACACTCTGAAAGAAGATGGCAGTCCTTCCGATGTTTCTAACACATCGTATGAGGGAAATGCAATGATGGAGTTCTCTCCTGTGTTCATCAAGGTTCAGAGGGTAGCTTCCATGCTATTCATCCACTTCTGTTCGGAAAAATATGATGATGATTATGAGTGCTGGTCATGCAAAAAGGAAGATGGCACTTATGCTGACCACTACTATATGGCCATCTACGAAGCAAGTCTTATAAACGGAAAGTTCCGTTCTTTGTCTACAGGAAATGTCGCAACAACCAACATAAGCGGTGGACTAACTACCTGCATGAATTATGCAAGACAATGTGGTGAGGGTTGGAACATCGACCTGTGGAGCGATTGGGATTTACTTAGATGTCTCGGAATCCTCGTAACTAAAAGACTAAATTCACAAAAGGCCGTAGGTGCTGGTGGAACTAGCTATCATGTAGTACCAACAGGGGCAGGCAATAAAAAGGGAATGTTTTGGGGGACACTCGATTACCAAAACACATATGCAACAAAATTTTTCGGCATAGAAAATCCGTGGGGTGATATTTATAGATACTGTGCTGGTGTCATTATGAACTCTGATTATGCCACTATTTTGATAAAGCATACATATTCTGTAGTAGATGGTTCTACCATTAATGGTTATAACGATAGTGGTACAGGGTACATAAACACAGGATTGAAAATACCAACATCTAATGGGTATATGACAAAAATGCAGGGCAATTCACAGTGCATTACTGCACCTATGAGCATTGGTGGTTCAGATACCACACATCTCAGCGACTATATGTACAGAGGAAATACAGGTTTGCTTATAAACGGCCCCGGTGGTTACTCGGGCTGCGGCCTGTTCTGTTGGGACTCGTATTGCTCTCCGTCGTCCTCGGCCGTGGACTGTGGCGCCGCCTTGTCCTTTAAAAATTTCTGATGGGAGGGGTGCAGGGGAGGATTCCCCTCCCCGCTCGCTTTCCCAGGGAATAGTAACATTTTAGAAATTAAATATATGGGTATATACAGACGAGGCGGCTACGGTGGTAACTCGAACTACGGCCTGTTCTATTGGAACTCGAATAACTCTCCGTCGAACTCGAACGTGAACTATGGCGCCGCCTTGTAACTTGAACACAATATAAATAATGTCGGTATATATCCACACTCCATACGGAGAGAAAATTAGGCATACAGAAAGCGGATTAGTAAGAGTAAAATCATAATATCCGTAGACCTTTGTTCAAAGGATTTTAACATATGAAAACTATAAATAATCTATTCAATGAAATAATAAGTGAATCTAATTTGAGGATGGCTCTACACAACGCAGCCAAGGGAAAAAGAGATAAACGCAGTGTGAAAAGTGCTCTTTTTAACGAAGATGAAGTTGTGACACAGCTTCATTATGAACTAAAAAACAATTTATGGAGGCCAAAGCGAATACACAACATAAAAATAATCAACGATGGTGTGCAGAAAAAGAAACGTGAAATAGTTTGCCCAGATTTTATTAAAGACCAGGTTGTTCATCATGCCATAATGCAGGTATGTAAACCTTACTTTATCAATAGATTCTACAAACATTCTTATGCAAGTGTGCCCAAATACGGAGGGCTTGAAAATATGGTAAAATATATTAGGCACGCAATGAATGACAAGAAAAACACGAAATATTTCGTCAAACTAGATATAAAGCAATTTTTCAATTCCATAAAGCCATCAACAGTCTTTCATGTGCTTAGAAGAATTATCAGGGATAAGAAAACTTTAGCCCTTTTCGCACGTATTCTGCGTGGCAATGTTATTATCCATCCAGAACTAGGTGTTATAAAGCGAGGGTGTCCGATAGGGCTATATACATCACAATGGTTTGCCAACATATTATTGACACCGCTTGACAATCTTATTAAGTCATTTGGAAAGAAAATAGCGCCGTATTATGTAAGGTATAATGACGATATACTCATATTTTCACCTAATAAGCGAAAACTAAAAAAGGTTGTAGATGGGGTTGTAAACCACCTTGAACTAATAGGACTTTCTTTGAAACACAAAGCACAAATTCACATGACATCAAAGAATAAAATAACATATGTTGGTTCTTTGATAACATATTATAAGATTACAATGAAGCCTAAAACATTCGTAAAGACAAGGCGATGTTTGAATCACATAAGGAAGAAAATGAACAATCATCAGAAAATAACTTCTTATGATGCAAAAAGAGCATTTGCCTATATATCACGCTGTAGAATTTACGATATGCATGATTTTATAGCTGATTTGCAATTGCCTTTAGATAATTTCAAAAAGACTATCAGTTATGCAGACAAAAGGAAGTGATAAGCTATGGGTAGCTGGGTAACAGCACATTCCAATGTAAAGCCAGAGATATTTCAAAAAGCAGGTAATGATAAATATCTTCTTCATCAGAATATTGTAGAAAGTACAGATGAAGATGGCAACAAATCCTACACGTATGATGAAAGAGTAATTTCGTGCGACGAGTATTTCATTTTAAAATCTTTGCAAGATGTGTCATTTAGGCGAGAAGCAGAGATTATAGATGAATACACTGAAAAACTTATTGAAGAGGGGGTGATTTAGCATGCGATTAATAGTAGAATCGTTGGAAAGGCTGTACAAAGCAGGAAAAATCAATGATACTGTCTTACGATTACGGGTAAAAAAAGGCACTATCACGGAAGAAGAATTTACCTATATAACTGGTAAACCATTCTAGCAATCAAGAGGTGATAGCATGGCTTTTAACGAAGTTGTACAGACAGTAGCAGGTATTGTTGCAATTTTTGGTTTCTTGTTCAGTGTGTTTGGTTATGTTGTTCTAAAACCAATATATACATCATTAGATAAATTTGAATCTAAATTTGATGAAATGCTAGCAGAGCTAAAACGCAGTAATTCCGAACGGCACAAACTAGATGTCCGACTTGCACAGACCGAAAATAGTGTTCGTTCTGCTCACCACAGACTGGATAGTTTGGAAAAGCGCATCGAACATCAAGAGTGAGGTGATAATTTTGACAGAGAAGTTAAAGAACGTATTTCAAGCATTGCAGACAAAACAGATAGGCGTACTCGTCACCATAATGATGATATTCCTGGCAATGGTCATGTTTAGTTGGCTGTTTGGCTTTTGGAGCAATGGCCTACATGGAACGAATTTTGACCTCGGCTCATGCTGGCAGGGTATCACAGCAGTAGTCGCAGGTATGACAGGCGTGGCCACACTGGCAGGAAGCCAGTACGCAAAGTATTTCCTCGACAGTAAATATAATTCTGCCGAGGGCGAAAAACCCGAAAAAAAATAATAGTTTTGTAGGAGTAGGTATTCTCACAGCAGGATGCCTACTTTATTTTTGTAACGAACTTCAAAAACAAGGGGTGATTGATATGCAGGAAGTAACACTAGAGCAGGTAAAGCAGCTTGCAGAAAACAGTAGAGAAAAAGTGTGGAGCATTGCCAAGGCTCACGGATATGAACCGAAAATTTACTTGCATTGGACGGCAGGTAAATATGATAGTCTGTTTTCCGACTATCATATCGACATTACAGGGAAAGGCGAGATTTTTGTATCTACTACCGATTTTGCAGAAACAAAGAGCCATACTTGGCGGAGAAACAGCGGTTCTTTAGGCATTGCTTTGTGCTGTGCCTATGGAGCTGGTTCTGCTGATCTAGGTTCTTATCCTCCTACAGCAAAACAGATTGAAGTAATGGCTCAAGTAATCAATGCGGTAGCCTCTGCATGGTGGCTGACTATCGACAAGCAGCATGTCATGACACATGGCGAAGCTGCAAACAACGAAGATGGAGGCATTGGTACTCACAATCCGTATGCTTGGTGGAATGATAGTTACCAAGACGGCGATACTAGGGGCGATTTAGAATATCTCGGTACTTCTGAAAGTCCAGCGTACAATCCGTGGTCTACCGATGGAAGCCGTGGTGGTGATGTACTGAGAGGCAAAGCCAATTGGTACAAGCAGAATTAGGAGGCAGAAGAATGATTATAACAGGCATGGAAGATTTTCAGAGCGTTTGTAAGAATCGTCTTGTAAAAACATACAACAAGATGTTTTCTAACGGACACATTAACTTAGATAATGTATTTATCGTGTGGGCGTGTAAGACATTGCAGAATTACAAAGCCTTGGCATCTACGACTGTTAATGGCGACGGGGTGTATGTAGAGTACACATACAATGGTGATAAGCAGGAACTGTATGAAGATGTGTATATTAAGCAGCTGAACACAAAGTACGAGTGATGTAATGGTGTAGCGGTAGCTTAGGCTGCCGCTATATATACAACGTGGAGGAAGTTATGTGGAAGAAAATCAAAGATTGGTTCGAGAGAAATAAAAACGACTTGGCCGGTGGTTTTGTGTTTGGGTGTGTTGCGGTAATTGCGGCCGCTCTACTCTTCATTATTGATACTACTTTGAAGCCAGCTCCCGAACCTGTGACTACAATACCGCAGCAACAAGCAGAAACACCGGCGGGGGTTGAAAAGGCTGCTAACAATGCTCACATCAAGCTGGACAGCGGGCAGACAAAGCAGGTGTCTGAAACTATACGCGAAATCAGAGTGACTGAAAAAGAACCTGTATATATTATTCAAACAACAGGCGACAAAGCTCAGGAGGCTTCTGAAAAGGCTGGTAAGCAGGAGAAAGCAGACTTCTCTATAGTCACTGATAAAGACCACCCAGAAAAAAGTATAGAGCTTGACAAGCTGGATAAAAACACTACTGTTAATCTGAATCAGTACAATGTGCAGGCTTACAAAAAACATATAAATACAATTGAATATTATCCTGCTGAAAAGACTGTGGGTTATACCCATCAGTGGAAAATCAGCAAAAGCGGAAAATATATGGGCGTTGGCGTTGATTATGATACAGACGACCAGCGTGTGATGGCCAAAGTCACGTATTCTTGGTGACAACACAAAGATTAATATATTTATGGATAGACTGAATATGTTTAGATGGTACCGTAGTGTCCATAGATAATTATTCAGATTATCCAAGAATAAATAAAGGAGTGATTTTTATGAAGTTGTTCATCTCACAAGGCATGCGAGGAAAGACCGACGAAGATATTTTGGCAGAACGCAACAAGGCTATTGAAATAGTCAGAGAAATGTTTCCAGGCAATGAAGTGGAAGTATTAGATTCGTTTTTTCAGGGTGAAGAAGAACCAGCCGATGTTAAAGCTAGCGGGCTATGGCTTTTAGGCAAAAGTTTTCAGTTTCTTGCAAAAGCCGATGTTGCTTATTTTGCAGAGGGGTGGGAGGCTTACCGAGGCTGCCGCTTAGAGCATTTGGCTTGCTTGCGATACGGAGTGGAGTGTATCAATTACGATGGAGGTTATCATGGCAAAGGATTGGAGTAATTGCAAGACAATATACACCATAGGTGCCACGAATCACTCGGAAGAAGTACGAGCCAGCGAGGATTACTATGCCACGGAGCCAAAGGCTGTTGAGGTGCTGCTAGAGGCAGAGAAGTTCTGTCCTGTTATTTGGGAACCAGCATGCGGTGAGGGACACATGTCAGAAGTTCTCAAAAAGCACGGGCACATCGTCACAAGCACTGACCTTGTAGATAGAGGTTACGGCGATATATCAGATTTTCTAAATAGCGATTTTAAGGTGGAAAAATGCGATATAATCACAAATCCGCCTTATAAATATGCTTTAGAGTTTTGTCAAAGGGCTATAGATGTGCTTGATGATGGGCATAAAGTGGCTATGTTTCTAAGGTTGCAGTTTTTGGAAAGCAAAAGAAGAAAGCAATTTTTCTTAGACAATCCTCCTAAAATAGTCTATGTCAGCTCATCAAGATTGCATTGTGCTAGAAATGGCAATTTCTCAGATGCAACAGGAAGTAAAAGCAATGCAGTAGCTTATGCATGGTTCGTGTGGGAAAAAGGGTATCAGGGTACTACAAGCCTAAAATGGATAAATTAGGGGGATATATGGAAAAAGAAATAGCTAAAATGGCAACAGTGTTGGCTATAACAGTCAATATGCAGAAAAAGACAATTCGCTGGCTTACCATAGCACTTATCATTTCTTGTGTGGCGACATGTGCAACATCGATTTGTCTAATTCATGTTCTATCAAACACACAGCCTAGCATAAAAACTTCTTGCCAGACTACTACGGTCAAAAGCAGGATAAGTAAAGCTAACAGCGTTGAAACTACCAAGAAAAAGGTGGTAATAGAGGGGTGAGAAAATGTTATTCAGCAGAAAAATTGCGAGAGCTTTTCTCACAGACTCCACATTAACTGATTTTAGGCAAATAGTAGAGGAAGCCAAAATACCAGAACCGTATCGAAAGATTCTGGATGCCAAGTTCATATATGGCAAGAGTGTAAATGCTATTGCTATTGAATACGGATATTCGATTGAAACAGTTAATAGAATTATAGCCAATGGCTACGACAAAGTTTATAAAGCACTTAACAGATAGAAAGAGGGACACCTGCCTTATTGGTAGATGTCCCTCCTATTTTTTTGACATTTTTTAGACAGAAACACGACACTTTACAAACATCAATAGCTGATACAATATAAGCAAGAGGTGATTGAGATGTTTGGATATGGTGCTCCTATGGGTTTACAACAGCCACCATCAGGACGATGGATAATGGTAAATTCATTTTCAGAGATACAGAGTGCTCCTGTCCCCATGGACGGAAGTCAGACAATATTTATGCTTGCTAATGAACCTATTTTCTATGTTGTCAGCATAGTAAATGGACAGAAAATGTTACAGCCATACACATTTACTGCTCTTACACAGGAAAATAGACCGACACCACCTGCTACATTGGAAGATAGGATGGATAATTTGGAGCAGAATGTGGCAAAGATTGCAGAGTTATTAGAAAGGAGTAAGCAAAATGAATCCAATATTCAGTCAAGCAATGAGAAGCCAGCCAACACCGCAGGGTTCTCTAAAGAACATTCTAAATACCAAAAATCCTAGAGAGAGTGCTCTAAAAGCCATCGCCAATATGACACAGGAGCAGAGGACACGCTTTCAGGCTCTAATGCCTATGGCATACCAGATAGCAAACAAATTCGGTATTAATTTTGATACAGTTGCAGCTGAAATAAATAATTTCAAAACGAAAGGGTGATAACGATGGACGACAATCTGATTGGCAACATTTTAGGCGGTCTTATCAATCGTGATAACGACGGTTTTCAGAATGGTGGCTGGTGGATTATTCTGCTGATGATATTCTTCTGGGGCGGTAACGGCTTTGGCGGTTGGGGTAACAGAGGGATGCAGCCACCTATGCCTCCACAGAACTATGCTACTCAGGCTGATGTAACCAATGGTTTCAACTTCAATAACCTCCAGAACGATGTTCGGGGAATTGAAAGAGGACTGTGTTCCAACGGCTATGAAAATGCACAGCTCATTAATAACGCCACAACTACCCTTACTGGGCAGGGACAGCGCATCGGCGAAGCTATCATGCAGTTAGGTTTTGACAATAAGTCCTGCTGCTGCGAGACGAATAGGAACATAGATTCTGTTCGTTATGAGATGAGCAAGAATACTTGCGACATCACTACCAATGCTACGTTCAACACTCAGAAGATTCTTGACAAACTCTGCCAGATGGAGAGCAATGCAAAGGATAACACCATTGCACAGCTCCGTACCGACTTGCAGGCAGCACAGCTGACACTTGGCAATAATGCACAGACTCAGGCATTGATTGGTGCATTGAAGCCATATCCTCAGCCAGCTTATGTTGTTTCTAGTCCTTACGCAACCAACTATGGTGGCACAACCATTCTCTAACCCATAATAGAGTGCATATCCGCACCAACAAAAGCAGGAACATTGCTAAAGGGCGGTGCTCCTGCTTTTTCTATTTTTCTATGAACATTTCGTGCGTGTGCACGGAATGGTGCAAAACACCTTTTTACAACCATTTTCGTGACATCAAGAAAATGGTATACCAAATTTTTTATGACCATTTTGTCAAGGTTAGCAAAATGGTTCTGCAGTATATGCGTATTATGCAACAGCTGATTTACAATACAAAATATTAGAAGGAGTGATTCTCATGTTGGAAGCAAATTCCCAGACACTAACAGTAACAACTAACACCAATATTACATTTGCCAATAAGAACTTGCAGACAGGAGTAACGGCTGTTTTAGGCAACGATAATGCCACTGTAAGTCTTAATAGACCAGGTATCTACAGAGTGGATTTTACAGCCTATGGTGCAAGTACAGCTGAGGGGACTATTGGAGCACAGCTCTATGCCAATGGCAGTGCCGTGAATAGAGCTTCGTCTGTAGCTACCACAGCAGCAGGAGCACCGCAAAGTATCGGTTTTGCTGCATTGATAGCTGTCGGCAGTACCGTTCAGGGGCAAACAGCCACCATTAATGTACGCTATACAGGTAGTGCGGGCATTTTGAACAATGCAAATCTCATTGTTACCAAAATAGCGTGAGGTGATTAACATGACACCAGAGATAAAGGCGATGTGGCAAAAGGTACTTGTACATCAATTGCAGGGAGTAATGTTTCATCAAGAAGTATCACTGATATACAAAATGTTTGGTGATTGCAGTCATGAAGCTCGTAGGCATTACAAACAGTATATCAATGAAACACTGAATCATTATCAGACTTTAGAGAAAATCATTTGGGAGTATGGCGAAATTGTAAAACCTGTTCCTGCCAATGTAACCCCTATTAAGATATTTGAGCCTGAATTATCCGTAAAGCCGTTAGAGCGAGCCGAGCGCATGAAAGATATGCAGGTTATCAATTCTAAATGGAAAGCATGGGAGACGGCTACTGCAAAGCTCTATGAGGAGGCTATTGCTGTTATACCTAACTGTGGCTGGCTTAAACTCTTGAAATGCGGAGCAGAAAAAGAACTAAAGAATATCCACTAACCAGGACGAGGGAGATTTCAAAAAAAATTTCCCTCGTTTTTTTGTTTTCATCTTGACTTATCGTGTAGCTTTTTTATAATAATTTTGTAGATGAATAAAATACAATTTTATAAAGGAGGACTTAATTTGGAACAAAGAGAAGCAGTAAATGTAAAAATTCCCGCTAAAGACAAAGAAGTTGCTAGGAACCTTTGCAAAATACTTAATACAAACTACAGCACCTTGGTTTCAATTGGCTTTTACCTAATTTCTCGTTCTTTGGAGCGGGGCGAATTGAAAGCACCTTTGTCTAATTTTATTGTGGATTCAATAAAGGATTAATTTTGCCTTTTTGTAGCTAAAAACAGCTACATATCAGTAACAAGAATAGTAACATTTCATACTGGTTTGACGGCAACTTGGATTATTGTTAGTTTTCTAGGTTGTTCGTGACAGTGGGGTGCCACCACTTAAAAAACGGGGTTTAATTCCGCCCATGCAGAGAAGTGGATTCGCTGTAGTGTGATTGCCTAATGCTTGTGTCCACTACAACGTCAGCAGGTAAAGTGTTCCAAGCCTGTGTTAGACCTAAGTCTTGATAATGGATATGGTAAAAGGGAACGGGGGCATCGTTAGAGTCGACACGATACTAACTAATGTCGAGGGGGTACATCAGATAGGCCAAAGCCAAACTGTCAGAGGCTCGATGACGACAGTAGAAAGATGTATATAGGTCACAAGCAGAACACGGAAACTTGAATGATGTGGCATCTAGGCAGACTACCTTTTTATCTCCTCGCAGGGGTGGTCTACCACAAAGCCGTTTCTTTCATTCCGAGGCATCTTAAAACTCTACAGTATGGAAGTCAATGCTAATTCGTAAAAATGAGGTGTAAATATGAGACAGGACGAGGATAACTATCATTATTGCTTCTGTTCTTATATATCAGAAACGAGGTGCATATATGAAGCTATCAAGAGACTCACAGATTCTTCTCCTGTAGTAGACATAGGTAGTAATTACGGCTTTGCTAAAGAGTTATTTCCAAATGGTTATCTTGGAATTGAGCCAGTATTGCCTATAGATTCAGGAAATACTGCACTGACAATCGTTGATAAATATCCACTATCGACCAAAGTTTACTTTCCTGACGATGTTATAGCAATTAGCTCTTTCTGTATGGGGTATCTTTGTTCAGAATGGGAGCAATTAGCACTTGATTTCAAATACTATTGTGGGGAAGCAAGGCTGGTAGACACGAGGTATTTCACTAAAACGAATAGCTGTTTTGTTGATAATGAAATGGAAATAGGGTTATTCCGTAGTATGTGTAGATAGGCATACTAGGTTTTTCGAAAGGAAGTCAAAGGAGAAAAAAGATGGAAAATATTATTGATAAGCTAAACAGAGATGTGAGGAACGCAGCTGCCACATTATCACATCAGGAAGCAAGGTATTTAGTGGATTTGTATTATCAAATGCAACACAACAGAATTGTTTCCAATAATCAGCAAAGAATATTGAATGAGGCTGACGAAAAAGAACCTCATGAAACAATAGCTTTCTTTGGGGTTCAATATGAGAAAGTAGAAAATGAAATCAAATCAGTCTTGAAGAAATATGTTGAGAGTCAGCCTGTTGGCAGATGGATGTTATCTATTACCGGTATAGGACCTGTAATCGCTGCTGGCATGATAGCTAACATCGACATCAAGAAATGTCAAACCGCAGGTGCTATATGGAAATTCGCAGGGTTGGACCCAACAGTAGAATGGAAAAAGGGACAGAAACGCCCCTGGAATGCTGGCTTTAAAACTCTTTGTTGGAAGTTGGGACAGAGTTTCTTGAAAGTTCAGAGCAACCCCAATGCGTTCTATAGCAGACTTTACCTTGAACGTAAGGAATATGAAACTGAAAAGAATGAGAAAGGGGATTATGCAGAACAGGCAAAGGAAAAGCTGGAGAAATTCAAAATTGGCAAGACAACAGAAGCATATAAAGCCTATTCCATCGGCAAACTTCCTGCACAGCATATCAGAGCCAGAGCATTGCGATGGACAGTGAAAATTTCCCTTTCCCACCTCTTTGAAGTTTGGTATGAGCTGGACAGAGGAGAGAAGCCACCAAAGCCATTTGCCATAGCGCAGTTAGGCCATGCACATATGATTGAAGTACCAAATAGACCATAAGCATAGCGAGCCACATACGATGTTAGAAACAGATCGTAGGAGCGAACCATTTAAGAAGATAGAAACATAATCATCGAGTGAGTCATCATAAGTAGATAGTAACATGTCCTTGGAACGAACCAATTAAAGAAGATAGAAACACAACTATCGAGTGAACCATAATAATCGACAGTAACATATTGATGTAGTGAATCATATCGTTAGATAGAAACAGTATACTAGAACGAGCCATTATAGCTGACAGCAACAGCCTGATTGAGCGAACCATATGGCTAGATAGAAACAGATGGTTAGAGTGAGTCATAGGAACTGACAGTAACACCTTCTTGAAACGAGCCATTAAGCCTGACAGAATCATAGTGCAAGAGTGAATCAATGTTGTAGATAATAACATTCGTTTAGAATGAGCCACACTTCCAGACAGAAACATCTGTAGCAAGCGAACCATGATAATTGACTGTAACATATTTCTAGAGTGAATCACGGTTTTAGACAGAAACAATATGTTAGAATGAGCCATCCTTGTAGATAGAAACATAAAATTTGAGCGAACCAAGGTGAATGAAAGAAACAACACATGCGAGTGAACCATAATCCAAGACAGAAACAATATTATCAAAGAACGCCGTAAAACCCCTGTATTTAGACATGGGGATATAAAGCTTTTTTAGATAAGCTAAAGAATAAAATACCGTGGGGCACACGGAAATCTACGCTTGGGGAGAGCGTGTAAGACATATAGGCCGTGGCCTATATGCAGTGCTCAGGGAACCAAGAATCCCCTGCCTTTAGGCATGGGGAGTGTCAAAGAGTGAATAAGCAAAGGAATGAAGAAAATGAATACTATTCGCAACGCATTTAGATACCTGTTTCAACCTATTCAGGTTGAAGCTAGGTTCCCACTTATAGCATGGGTACTTTTACTGCTAGCAGTATTTATTGCCAAAGTTGAAATTGTATATCAGTGAAAGCAGGGGAATAGATGAACAAACGCAATAGAATGATTGTAAAGGCGAAAACACAGATGATTATCAAGGCTGACACCTTGGAGGAATCAGGCTGGTACCGTCGCTTTATGGGTAAAAATGGAGCCGTGTACAAACTGGTAGGGCTGATAGTCAAGGAGTTTAATCTAGCATGTGAGATTAAGTGAAAAAGCCCTGCGCATTAGGGGCGGAAAAAGGAAAGAAAATGTGAGAAATATGATTGATTTAGCAAAAGCAATTCGGTATGCAGAAAAGTTTGTAAGCAAAAACAAAGCAAAACCTGTACTTAATTACATATTTATTAAAGATGGCGAGGTTATTAGCTTCGATACATATTTTGTGATTAAATGTGAAGTCGGTTGTAAACAGGAGCCTCAGCTGATTAATCCTAAAGGGACAGAACTCTTGGCAGTGCCTGAAAAATATCCTGATGTAAACAAGTTTTTTCAGACAAAGGGTTTTACGACCAGTGTAACTTTTTACAGTGATAAGGGCCTGAGAGAGAGCTTTAAGAAGCTGGCAGTAATATTTGATACTTGCAAAAAGCTGACCACTAAGGAAGAACTTTACCCAGTCTTTCTTAAAGTTAAAGGAAATAAGTTATGGATTTTCTCCGGTGAGGATGAGTTTATATTTTTTGAGTATTCAGTGGCAGAATTTGATGGAGTACCTACCAGCTGTGCTTTTAATGCTGATTGCTTGTCAAAGGCATGTAAGGTAATTGCAGAGGTCAATCCAAGAACCGTTGATATGTATTTCTTTAAGGATAACACAGTGCTGATAAAGATGGACAGCGTGCAGATTTTCGGCTTCGGGATACATCCTAGAAAAGCTAATTGGCTGGCACAAAAAGCTAAAAAGTATTGTGAGGTGGAATAATAAATGAGTAATGTAGATCATCCAGAATATTACAAAGCTGGCGGTATAGAGGCTATTGATGTTATCGAGGATTGGAAGCTAGACTTCTGCCTAGGTAATGCGATTAAGTACATTGCCAGAGCTGGCAAGAAGTCTGATGATGTGAAAACAGACTTGGAAAAGGCTGCATGGTATATCAAACATCATGCAGAGGGTGTTAAAGCTGGAACTATTCCACCTATTCCGACACAAGAAAACACAAAATATGATGCAGAAGATGTATGTGAAGCATGGGGCGTGTGTGAGGATAATCTATTCTGGGCAATTATTAATCTTTATTATGGCGTGGTAGTGCCAGATAAGGAGTCCATGTACCAGGAATCTATCAAAACAGTATACTATGACCTTATCCGTCACATAACATATTATGTTTAGCATATTGAGGAGGAACACAATAAATGATTCAGTTATCAGAAAATTGGAGATTAACAGCAGATGAAGTACAGTTCATCTTACAGAAGAAGAACATCAGAAAACAATCTGATGGCGGGGCAGAAGAAGTGTGGGTGAACAAATACTATTATCCCACCTTGCAGATGGCATTGCTGGCATACATGACAAAGCAGACCAGAGCCAATGTGAGAAACTACCAGCCTGATGAACTCCGTGAGATTGTAGACCACGTCGATAGCGTGTATGAGAAGCTGGCTAAATTGGCTGGAGAATGGCAGAGAAACATTGAGAGAGGTACAGAAAATGAGTGATTATGCGAACTATAAGGACTATATTCTTGATAAGCTGGACGAGCGTGCCCTGTTGGAGCAGCTCGCAGAAGAAGCCAGCGAATTATCCCAGGCAGCATTGAAGCTAATTAGAGCCAAGGGACTGAATGAAAATGTCACACCAAAGACAGAAGAGAGTGTCATGATAAACCTTACAGAGGAAATGCTGGATTGTAGTATGGTTATGGCTCTTTTATGCTTCAAAGATAAGAAAATACTGACGGCTGTTCTTGACGATTCTGATATAGGAGACACCCCCAAATGGAAGCGTTGGGCTGAGAGACTGGGATATAAGGAGTGATTGAAATGACTAATTACATGAAAGAAGTGGTTAACCTACTTGGGGTAGAGGATGAGGAGATTTTTCAGATTGGTAATGACACCTCATTAAAAAATAGCTTTTTTCAGTTTTCAGATGGATTTTTGTATATGTCCAACGACATTGAAGATGGCTCTTCTTGGGAGATTGCAGCTGATGGTATATTAATTGGACTTATCTATGGCAATCTATCAATTTGTAAGCTCCCGTGGAAACCTGCTCTTGAAGAGCTGTATTATACACCTGATATTTTTAATCGGGAAAAATATGATATTTATACATGGGATGGTGAGGAATATGATGAAAAACCCTATAAGCGAGGCCTTGTTTTTAAAACTAAAGAAGAGGCTATCGCTATGACAGAAAAGTTATTAGCAGTGGTAAAGGAGGAGAGAGATAAATGGCTAATTGCATGGCAAAAATAGCAGAATGCTTAGGCGTAGAATTGAATGAGGTTTTCCGCATTGAAGATTGGGACTTAGAATTGCATGATTATTTCAAAATAACAGAAAAAGGGTTTTATAAATCTTCTTGTAATGACCCTTACGAGTGGAAACCTGCACCGAATTTTATGCTCCTGCTAACAGGGCAGCTTGAACTTACTAAGTTACCATGGAAGCCTAAAATGTTTGAGGAATATTACATTCCAAGAATAAGTAGTATTCCTGATTTCTGCACTAAATATCATTGGCTAAACGATGATTATGACAGAAGATGTTACGATGCAGGAATTGTCTGTAAAACTAAAGAAGAAGCCGTTGCAATGCTGGCGGTAGCAGAGGATAGATAACGGCTGATTTTTAGTATGGGTTGAATACTTGGAGGATAAACACCATGATAGATAGAACAAAACATCCTAATATTGTGTTCAAAGAGGAATTCGTTTCTGTAACTCGTAATGGCCAAACAACTTTAGAAAAATACTGTAACTATTATAATAATCCCATAAAAGCATTGGAATCTGCTCTTAAGACTCTCACCATGATGGAAGATGTTGCTGCGGCCAAAGAAGCATTAGGAATATGAGGAGGAAAACAGAATGGCTAATCGTATGAAAGAAGTAGCTAAGTTATTGGGCGTTGAGCTAGGGAAAGAATTTCGTATAGATGGAAATAAAGAACGATTCAAAATAACTAATGCTGGTGTTGAATATTATTCTTTTGCCTGTGGAAAGTGGTTCCCTACAATGCCAATTGTATTACAAAAGCTCCTAGATGGCACATATGTTATTAAGGGTATATGGACACCAGATTCAGGACAGGTGTATTACTACCCAATTGTTGACGAAGATTCCCTATGTTGTGATTGCGAGTGGCATGGAGAAGATACTGATTACCATAGGCTTAATAATGGTCTTGTCTTTCAAACAAGAGAGGAGGCCATTGAAATAGCAAAGAAAATGTTGGAGACAGCAAGGGAGAAATATTTAAATGAGTAAGAGTCGTATAGCAGGAATAGCTATGTTATTTGGTATAGAGCTTGGAGAGGTTTTTCACATTCGCAATGCTAAGTGTGTACTTAATAACGGCTTTAAAATAACATATGTATGGGATGTTCCTGGCATGAATAACCCTATAGGAGGAAAAGCTGAATGAGCAAAATAAATGATGATATACTGATGAGAAAGCTAGAGAATACCTTTGGTTATTTCGCAGAGCAGGTAGTGCGCAAAGGTTATTGGGATGCTCCCCTAGCTGACATAGCAGCACTTACAGCAGTTGACATTTTGGTAAATTACTGTACGTCTATAGGTAGGCATTGTCAGGAATGCCTTTTTAACAACAAAGACGATATGTGCGACTTGTTTTCCAGGATTAGACAGAAGACCGGAAAAGAAATGCTGTAACTATTCTTGTTGATGTAGAGGAGGAAAATCAATGCTTAATGCACTTATATTCATAGCACTAGCAGGAGTTGGGCTGATAGTCGTACTACTGGGGGTGATTATAATTCTTTGGCTTAGAGAGGCTTTTAGGTGGATAAAATGACAAATAGAGAAAAGGCCATTGCTGACTTTACCAAATATCTACATACATTGGATGCTGATGAGCTTGCAGAGGTTCTCAATGTGAGTTGTCCCATTGATACCTGCTGTAAGTATTGCGTATATAACTGCGGTATTAAGGTTTGTGGAACAAGAACTGATACCTGCGATAATGGTATAAAGAAGTGGCTAGAGGAATCATGATTACACGTGATGAAGCTATAAAAGCAACAAACCTAATATTTGAGTTTTGTTGTCAGCAAAAGGATTGTAAAAGTTGCCCATTCTGTGGGGAAAGAATTTTTGTACCAGAGCAGGGCTATATAGTTTGCGGGCTTTGTTCCTAATATAGCAGACCCCTTAACAGCTAGTGATTACAAACAACCACCTGTGGTAGCTTGTATCGGCAACGGGCAATGCAATCAGTTAAGTTTGCAGGATAAAATGGGGGCATTAAACTGTATGCATGACCAACAAGCTGTTTTGATAGGTTCAAAGCCAGCTGATGATAAGAATACATGTAAGTTAGCAAACGGAAAAACCACGACTGGGACACTGTTAGCCAACTGTGGGACAAAGTTGTTTACAGGCAACCAAGAGGCTTTCAGCGGAGATTTCTATATAATTGATGGCAGAGGGGAATAAAAATGCAATATACTGTAGATTTTGGCAGGACGGCAGACAGAATCCAGATGGAAGCCACCAAGAGCACTACTTTATCTGCCCAAGGTGGCGGTATGGGTGCTAAAACGGGGTTGTATTGTCTGCCGAAAGGAGATGATGATGTGGAATATATTGTAAGGAGATTGACACCATTAGAGTGCGAAAGATTGCAGGGACTCCCTGATGGGTTCACAGATATAAAGTTCAAAGGCAAGCCTGCACCAGACAGTAAGCGGTACAAAGCTATTGGCAACGGCATGGCTCACCCTTGTGCAAGTTTTGTGTTAGCACAGATTGTAAAAGCAGAAAATAAATCGTAATATATACCTACAATTAAAGTAACTAAAATAGAATATTCACATCGAAAGATTGCTGACCAACAGCATGACCAACAAAGATGTTTATTATAATATAAAAAAGTAAAATCGTATAAACACAAAATGTAGATGAATAAAGGCTTGGTAAACTTTAGTATACAAATCCACAATTACATCCGATAATTTATACGAATGGGAGAGATTATTCATAAACCCAGAGTTTACTAAGCCTGACAAGGTATATAAACATCTTTGACCAACATTTGACTAACAAAAAACGCCCTGAGTGATTCAGAGCGTTTTTTTGTTAGCTTTGCGGTAAAAAATCATTTAACATTGCAGCAACTTCTTTGTCGTGCTGTTTATACACATGCCCATATGTATTCAGCGTAATGCTAGGGTTAGAATGTCCAAGTCTGCTAGCGATAACATTCACAGGGACACCCATTTTGATTAAGAACGATGCGTGAGAGTGCCTTAATCCATGAATGGTTATCACATGAACGCCAGCACGCTCACACAGCCTTTTTAAGCGGGTACGTATGGTTCTGACATCTAACTCTTGAAATAGGTATTCAGTAGGCTTAGACAAGTTCTCAACGTATTCCTCGATTATCTTCATACAAGAAGATGGCATTGTTATGGTACGAACGCTATAACTTGATTTAGTCGTACTAATCTTATGTCCTATTGTATCATATTGTTTGTTAATAGTGATAGTATTTTTTTGAAAATTTAAATCGTTGATAGTAAGCCCCAGAAATTCTCCTATACGCATACCAGACCAATACAAAGTATAGAACACTACTTTGTCGTAATCATTAGCTATTTTGCTGGCAACCAGTTCCCATTCATCTTGCTCTAAAAAGTTGTTATTGTCTTTGTCTGCTGCAGGTAATAGTGGCTCTATACTGGTAAGCTCGCTTGAAAGGTTGTAATATTTTACACCAAAACCTATAAAGGCCTTAAAAGAAACGAGAATTAGTTTCATAGAGGCGGGGGACAGTGGAAGTTCCATAACATAATTCTGCCATTTTCGTACAGTGAACGGAGTAATGCTGCTGATAGGCAATTCGCCTATTTTTGGCAATATATACATATTAATGTTCTTGCGAACACTTCTGTAAGAATTTGCCTTGTAGTGTAATTTATAGTCAGCCAAGTATTCATCAGCCATTGCACTAAGAGTAATTGTAGGTTTGCTTTGAGATTGAGCACGAAAATTTCTTTCATATTCCAGGGCATCCTTTTTCCTTTCAAATCCTCGCTTTGTGGTAGACCGCGAATGCCCGCACCAGTCGCGATAACGGAATTTGCAGTACCATGATTTTTGTTCTTTATCATAGTAGACAGACATTTTTCTTCTCTCCTCATTTTGCCAAATTAAAATACGATGATATAATATATATAGGCAGCTTCACATGTCTATCTCCAGTTTTCACGAGAACTGCTCATTTTCAAACCTCCGTTCTTATATCCCTACTTACCCTTTTTGGATAGTAGGGATTTTTTTTGAAATATAAAAACTAGCTTATCAAGTAGGTATACACCACAATCAAAGCTAGTTTGCTAATTTAAATATTCTATTGGCGGAGCCCTCGTATGCAGATAAGAACGTATTTGCTTATGAGGGCATACTCTATTCATCACATATACTACGCAGATAACAGTTAGGATAGGCAAAAAACGAACAATATCGCTTGCCAGCACATTGCCAATGTTATGTTTGACTTTTGCCAGCATAGGATAGTGTTTATGCGAATCTACATGGTCACACGCAGAATATATTTCATTTTCACTAGAATCTTGAATCTGTACTGTTGTGAAGAATAGCGCCAGATTCAACGACAGAAAAACCGATAACAGCAGCCCTACACATAGCTGCTTATATTCCCTCATAATAATCGCTTCCTATCAACGGTTTGTTATAACAATGACGACAATCTCTCCATTATCAAGTAAAACCTCGATTTTCATAAGAGAGCCTCCCCTCGCTATATATTTTCATATCCTTATGGATATTGAAGCAGGGTAATGTCAAATCGAAGTTATTTTATTACTTTAGCCTCTTTCAAACCAGTGAATAAAGCCATTTTTATCAGTTCTTTATTCTCACGTGGCATAAGGGCAAGCCTTTTTGATAACATGACAGAATCGCATTTCTTTAATACAGCTAAAGTTTTAGGGTCATCTTGAAAAATATTTTCTAAGATACCTTTGGAAACTTCCTTTACTAAAGTTGGGGTATGTGCTACAAAACGTACAGCAACAACACGTGAATCCAAGCCACATTCCTCAGCCAATTCTTCTGTAGATAAGTCGAACGCTTTAGCAAGGGCTTTGAACTTATCTACAGGGATAGATTTCTTCCCCAGTTCCATTTGATTAACCGAGCTGCGGGACATGTAACCTATCTTTAATGCCAGCTCTTCCTGTGTCATGCCAGCCATTTTCCTAAGATACTTTATGCGCTTGCCTATAGCTTTATAGTCGATTTCATCCATCCCACCAATAGGAGGTAAGGAATCAGTTTGATATGCGCCCATAAAAACCACCTCTCAACTAAAAAATAATAAACATTTGTTAAATATTGTACACTACTATAATACAGCATTGTAGCCATAAAAGCAAACTTTTTGAAAAAATACTTTACATATGGCTACAAATATGTTATATTATTCTTGTAGCCAAAAACAGCTACAAAACAATGTAGAAGAGGGTGACATTTTGGAGAAAAAACAAAACAGAGAAGTAGACCAAAAGGAACTGCGGATTGCAATGATAAGAGCAGATGTAACTATGGCACAGCTTATTGCTGGTCTAGAACTGTCTCCACCTGGCTTTTACCGCAAGTTAAACGGGAAAAGCCACTTTACAACCAAAGAGATAAGAATTATTTCAAAAATTCTTTCTTTGACAGTTGAGGATAGAGATAAAATTTTTTTACTCTATTTGTAGTCAGAAACAGCTACAAAATAAAGTAGTTCGGTGCAACATATAGGGTTCTAGTTTGAAACTGCACTGTGTTCTTAAAAAGTACAGTACGCTCCGAGCACAGGATAAGGTAATGCGAGTCTACCTGCTAGAATCTTGTATGTTACATCGAACTATGAGAAAGAAAGGAAGATTTGAGATGTTGAACTACCACGGAGTCGGGATAGTGTGTACTATTGGTTGCTTACTGATATTGATTGCTTTGTAAAAAAGGAAGTGGAGAGGCTTTGAAATGGAAAAAACTTGTGCTTGCAGTTGCAGGTCTTGCGACAACATCGTTTATGATTCCACAATATCCCAACATAGAAACTGTATCAGCTGTATATACCGTAAAAAGCGGCGATACGCTTAGAGGTATATCGGAAAAGTTTTTGCCTCTAAACACTGGGGACAGGCGGTATATCCTCGAATTTGAGGAAAGCATTGTAGAACTCAACCCAGAGCTTCAAAAAGACCGTGGCAGTATTTACCCTGGGCAGAAAATCCGCATTAATTATTGGGTAAAGGAGTGAGAGTATGACAGATAGGGGGGCTTACAAAATGAAATTTCAAAAATTAATATTGGAAAATTTTCGAGGGATGAAAAAGCTGGAGGTGGATTTTGCTGGTGCCTCTTGTAATGTATATGGTAGAAACGCCAGTGGAAAGACAACGATAGCCAATGCTATCTGCTGGTTGCTTACTGGCTCAGCCATGACAGGAGAAAAGGATTTTTCTCCTAAGACGGCAGGCAGTCACAATCTCCACCACAAGGCAGAGCTGACAATCCAGAAGGATGACGGCAGCATAGTAGTCCTGTCTAAAGACTATTATGAAAAGTGGACCAAAAAAAAAGGAGCTAGTACAGCTGAACTGACAGGACACACTACAGACTTCGCTATTGATGGAGTACCACAGAAAGAGAAAGACTATATAAAAGCTGTAGAGACTCTCTGTGGTGGCAGTACGGACAAGATAAAGGAAATATCTATACTAGGGTATTTCAGCGAATCCATAAAGGCTGACGACCGCAGGAGGGTATTGCTGGAGGTTTGCGGTGATGTGTCTGATGAGGAAATCATGAAAGACGACAGACTACAGGGATTGGAAAAATTCCTGCGAGTGCCTGGCACCGAGAATCAGCAGTATTCCATTGATGATTATCGGGCCATCGCTCTTAAACAGCGTTCCAAGCTAAAAAAGGAGCTTGATACACTGCCTGAGCGTATTGATGAACAGAATAACAGCTTGCCTGAGGCTGTAGATGAAAAGGCTTTACAGACGGAGTTAGAAGAGTTACAGAGGCTTAGAAACGAGCTGAGCAATACAGATAAAGTTGTCGCCAAGGAAGCGGCCATCAGAGGTCTGAGGGCTGGCATAGAAAAAGAAAAGGTTCAATTCACACAGGAACAGGTCGAGGCCAATTTAGAAGCTCAGAAAAAAATAGATAGGCTGATGGCCAAGAAAAGCGAATACAGCGAACGAAAAAGTAATCTAAGTTTTGAGGTTATACAGAAACAGCAGAATGTCAGCCAGATGGCTGATAGGCGTCAGAGCCTGCTGAATGAGTGGCAGGAAGTGGCCTCTTTGAAATGGCGGGATGGAGATAATATATGTCCCTGCTGTGGTCAGGAACTTCCAGCTGATCAGCTGGAGACGAAAAAGGCAGCGTTTATGGACAATATAAAGAACCGCAAAGAGGAAATCCGCAAGCAGGGGCAGACCTGTAGCGATGCCTTGATTCAGCAGTTAAAGGCTGAATTAGAGCTACAGCAGGGTGAGGTTGACAGACTGGACAAGGAAATAGCTATTCTTGAAAAAGAAAAAGCCCTGATATATGGACAGATGAAAGAACCCGCACCTTTTGAGCATACCAAAAGATACAAAGAGGCTATGGAGAGAATCCGCCAGCTGGAGAGCGAGAGCACAGACAATATAGCTGTTGCCAGGGAACAGCTTGCAGATGTAGATAAACGCATCCGAGAGGTAAATGAGGGGCTGGCTACAAAGGCTATGACTGAAAAAATCAAAGCTCGTATTACGGAGCTGGAGAAAATCCAGCAGGCCAAGGCTTCCCAGTTGGAGCAGGTAGAGCATGGCCTTTATCTCTGTGATGAGTTCATACGCATTAAGGTGGCTATGGTGACAGAGAAAATAAACAGCAGATTCAAAACTATCAGCTTCCAGCTCTTCAAGGAGCAGGTAAATGGCGGTATCAAGGAATGCTGTGAGGCACTGATACCATCACCAGATGGCACAATGGTTGAGTACAAGGCCGCCAATACAGCTGCCAAGGTAAATGCAGGACTGGAAATTATAGGAGTCCTCTCAGAGCACTATGGCATGAATATGCCAATTATCATGGACCAGGCCGAAAGTGTAATCAAGCTTGTTAATATCAATCAGCAGTTAATCAGGCTGATTGTGGCAGACCAGCCATTAGAAATAGAGGTTGTAGATACCTTAGCAGGTATAACAGATACAAAGAGAAGGAGTGCATAAATATGTCAAACGAAATTATAAATACCGAACCCAAGGAGATGGAGATTACCCGTCCAGGCTTTGAAAGCGAGAAGGGCTTTGCTCTCCTCCAGCGCATGGCGAAGATGTTCAATCTTTCCACCATTGTTCCTGAGACATTCAGAGGTGAAAAGAACATTGGCAACTGTGCAATAGCTATCAATATGGCCCAGAGAATGGGAGCTGATCCTTTGATGGTTATGCAGAATATGTACATTGTCTACGGCAATCCAGCCTGGAGCAGTAAATTCATGATAGCCACCTTTAACAGCTGTGGCCGTTATGAGGCTATCAAATACAAGGTTACTGGAGAACGTAGTACAGATACTCAGGGCGTAATTGCATGGACTAGAGAGAAATCCTCCGGTGATATTATCGAGGGGCCGGAGGTAACAATAGGCATTGCCAAGGCTGAGGGCTGGTATAACAAGTCTGGCAGTAAATGGAAAACCATGCCGGATCAGTTGCTTAGATACAGAGCTGCCAGCTGGCTGATTCGTACTACAGCCCCAGAAATCAGCATGGGATTGATGACTAGTGATGAAATAGAGGATATTGGGCCAGAGATGGAGCACGTTGTTGACCTTGATGAAGCAATGAGCAGTGTTGAGAATGATATGGCTGCTCTGCCAGAAGCTAAGCCTATTGTTGAGGCACCTGTGGCAGAGTTTAAGATGGAAGCTCCCAAGAGCAAGACTACAGCAAAGGCAACAAAGCCGGCAAAGACAGCAGAAGCACCCGCTGCTGAAATGGAAGAGCCTGGCTTCTAATTGGATATTAGGGTAATTGGTTCAGGGAGTGCTGGTAACTGCTATCTCATAAATGATGGCAAAACCGCACTCCTACTGGACGCAGGTATAGCATTTAGCGAGATTCAGAAGGCTATGGACTTTGACACAAGTCATATCAGAGGGTGCCTGATAACTCATCAACATGGGGACCATGCTAAGGCAGGGAAGGACATGGCCAAAAGGGGAATCAAGGTTTATGCTAACGTAAATACAGCTGTAGCAGTAGGCAAGGGGGCCAAGGTGCTGGAGCCCCTTACTAGCTATGGTATAGATACTATGACTATTCTACCTTTTGAGGTGGTGCATGATGTCCCGTGCTTCGGGTACAGGATAGACAGCTTGGTAACAGGCGAGAGACTGGTGTACATAACAGATGCTGCGGGTTTTAGGTTCTCTATCAAAGGAACTACCCATCTGCTGGTAGAGTGCAATCACAGTCATGAGAAGCTGATTGAGAGAGTCAGAACCAATGAGATGAATCCTGTGCTGGGGAATCGAGTAGCTAAAACTCATATGAGTTTTGAGACACTGACCAGGTATCTGTCTGATGGGCGTATTCAGGTGGACAAACTAAAAAAGGTAATGCTGATACATCTATCAGATGGAAACAGTGATGCCGGAATGTTCCGTGAAGCCATACAGGAGCTTTTGCCAGAGGCTGAGGTTACTGTGTGGTAGAGAAAGGGGGCCGGCAGAGATGGGAGAAAATGGTAGCTTTCAAGGGCTGTGGATTCCAAGGGAAATTTCGCTTCTACCAGTCAGCATAACGCAAAAGGTTCTGCATGGATAAGAAGTTTGTGGCTATCTGCATGGAAGTTAAGTTCCAAAAGCGAGCAAAAGAGTTCACACTAGACGATTACACCACATTTGTCAACAACTTTGACGGCTACATTGCTGAGGTTCAGGAAGAAGCTATCAAGCGTATGAGTGCGTGAGTCGAACTGGGGGAATTGAAATGAGAAAGAATTGTATGGCGGAAGTTGCTAAGGCTCTCGGTTTAGAGCTGGAAGAAGTGTTTCGTATTGATGGTGATGAGCATTATTTTAGGCTTACAGATACAGGCTTAGGAATGTCGATGTGTTCAGAAAACAAAAATTGGTTTGTTGCTCCTATCAATGCACTAAACGGATTGCTACTTGGTGAAAATGAGATTATTAAGCTGCCATGGAGGCCGCAGGAAGATGAGAAATATTATGTTCCATTTATTGCTACCAAGCCTATAAATATGTATGACGAACATTACTGGCTGAACGAGGACATCGATATGAAACGTTATCGTATGGGGCTGGTATGTAAGACTAGAGAAGAAGCTACTGCTATGACAAAGAAAATGTTAGCAGTAGCAAAGGAGGGTAAAAATAATGGCTAATCACATAGCGGAAGTAGCCCGGATGTTGGGCGTAGAGATAGGAGAGATATTTAAGATTGCTGATGATACTCATGACGATTGCCAGAGATACCATCGATTCACAAAGAACGCTGGTATTGAAATATCAGATGATGGTATTGAATGGAAAACGGCCGGTACAGTGATATTGAAATTTCTCCTGATGGGGAATGTTAGAATTGTCAAACTGCCGTGGAAGCCTAGGGAAAATGAGAGGTATTACTATCCACTTCCTAGCGACAACGACCTGTGGGGAGGTTCGACTTGGACAGATAGTAACTACGATAATATGAGACTTAATCGTGGTCTTGTCTTAAAGACAAGAGATGAAGCTGTCGCGGTAGCCAAGAAAATGCTGACAGTGATGCAGGAACAGGCGGTTGAGTAATGGCACAGGAAGTAGTATTAGGCGAGATTAAGGACTTCAAAGATGATGGCGAGGTGGTTATAACAGCCACCCTGCCTAACCTCGACAGAGCACTGCTTAGGCAGTATAAAAAAGTTGAAGTAGGCTTTTGCGATGGCAGAACCTTATCCCCAGAACAAAGGCGGAAGATATATGCCATATTTGGGGAGATTGCAGATTGGATAGGCGATGAAAAGGAATCTGTCAAGGAGCAGATGAAATGGGAGTTTGTCCTCAACCGAATGGATAAGATGCGTAAGAGAATGTTCAGTCTTTCAGATGTGGATATGAACACAGCCTCGGACTTCATTACATTTCTGATAGATTTCATGTTGGAACATGATATTCCATCACGCATACCGCTGATAGAGCTTTGCGATGATGTAGGAAAGTATGTATATGCTTGCTTGATGAATAAACGTTGCTGCGTGTGTGGCAAGCATGGAGAACTACACCACTTAGAGGGCAGCAGGGTAGGAATGGGAAGTGACAGGACAGAAGTACCGCATATAGGCAGGGAAGCAATCTGCTTATGCAGGGAGCACCATACCATAGTCCATAACATGAGCGAGTACAAGTTTATGCATGATAATCATCTTGTAGGAGTGAAAATAGACGAAGCAATAGCTAAAAAGCATAAACTTAAAGCAAAATAAAATAAAAAAGAACAGTTTGGTAAATGAAAGGATTGATACTGATATATGCAGGCAGAGATTACACCATTATTGCAGGCTCTAAATCCAGAGAACATTGGCACATATAACAGATTGCTGGCTCGTGCTATAGGGCTGAGTGAGGCTGTCGCGTATGCCAGTTTGGTCGCAAAATTCATATACTACAGTAAAAATGATCTGCTTGATGATGAGGGCTTTTTTTATTCAACCGTTGAGGATTTAGAAGAAAGCACAAGTTTATCAAAGAAGCAGCAAATCAGGGTTATAAAAAATCTAATTGAACATGGATTGATAGATTGCAAAAGGAAAGGTCTGCCAGCTAAACGATATTTCAAGATACTTTACAACGAAGAACGATTACGAGAATTGTTCAAGAAAAACAGTGGTGATGGGGATAACAAGAAGTTACCTTTGGGCACAACACTAGGTGACAAAAGGGAACAACACTCGGTGACAAAAGGGAACAACAGTAAGTGCCAAAAGGGAACGGAAAACTATATAAATAAAACTATATTAAAAAACCATGATATAAAAAACAATATAAATACATCGCCTAACGGTAATGATGGGACAACTGCAAGCAATAAAACGGAAGCATCTGCGAGTCCCAGTGAAAAACAGATAGAAGCTCAGTTCAACGAGGTATGGAAACTGTACCCAGCAGGTCGTAAGCAGGGAAAAGAACCTGCTAGAAAATCTTTCTTTAAGGCAATCAAAGACGGAGTGTCATTTGAAACCATCAAAGCTGGATTGTTAGCTTACAAAAAGCAGATAGAGTTCCGAAAAACTGAAACCAAGTACATAAAACAAGCCTCTACATGGTTTAATCAGAAATGCTGGGAGGATGAATATGAAACCGAAGTAAGACATTCAGAGGACGATTACCAGTGGGAAAGATTGGGGACATGGGTATGAGCGAACTTACCAGTTTGGCAGATATAATCAAGGCTGATAACCAAGGCGATAATTGCCAGCAATTTAATTATGACCAGCACGAATATGAAAAACAACGAGTAGAAATCTTCAACGACATTCCAGGCGATCTTAACGAGCAAGACGGCTATGAGTGTAATGCCTGTAAGAATCGAGGGGTTGTGGCGATTCTGGTTGGAAATAACCAAAGGTGGACTAGGGAGATACGATTCTGCAAATGCAAGAAAATTCGTGATGGAATCATGCGTATGAAGCGGTCAGGGTTGGAGAATCTTTTAAAAAAATACAGATTTGAAAATTTTCAGGTAACAGAGCAATGGCAGCAGACAATAAAAGAAAAAGCTGTTAGATTCTCTGAAAATCCTAGTCTCATGTTTTACATAGGCGGTCAAAGCGGGTGTGGAAAAACAATGTTATGCACCGCTATTGCAAGGAAATTGCTATATTCAGGCATGAGCCTTAGATATGTTATGTGGCGTGATACATCAGTGAGATTAAAGGGATTAATCAAGGAAGAGGCACAGTACTCCCAGCTTATGGAAAAATTAAAACACATAGATGTTTTATACCTTGATGATTTTCTAAAAGTTCCTATCGGACAGGAAGAAAGCAAGCCTACTTGCGCTGATTTATCCTTGGCTTTGGAAATTATCAACTATCGCTACAATGCAAAATTGATAACTCTCATATCCAGCGAATGGACTGTGAGAGAAATCATAGATTTTGACGAGGCTTTAGGAGGCAGAATATTCGAGTTAGGCGGTGAATACTGCGTAGGAGTAAAAAAGGACAAAAAACGAAATTTTAGAATCAGGAACATCGAGGAAATATAAAAACTCGTGTGGGGCGTTTTAAGACTGCATTGTACAGTTTTGCAATAATGCATCGCAAAACACATTAACGGCACCTTAGAATCGCTCTGAATGAAAATTAAAGGTATTTGCAGAAATGAAAAGAGGTAATTTTTATGAATAAGGTAATCTTAAAAGGCCGTTTGTCCAAGGATGTTGATTTAAGAACAACAACCACTGGTAAGAATGTTGCGACTACCAACATAGCCGTAAACAGGTATGGTAAGGATGCTGGAGCTGACTTTATCCCCCTCGTTGTGTGGGGCGATAGAGCTGAAAATTTTGCCAAGTATCTGAGCAAGGGCAGAGAGGTTCTTGTTGAGGGCAAGATACAGATACGCAGCTATGAGGGCAAAGATGGTGGCAAGCGGTACGCAACCGAGGTTATTGTTGATAATTTTGAGTTTTGTGGCAGTCGCAATGATGGTGGTAACAATAGCCAGCAGTCACAACAGTCTCATGAATCAGGTGGCGGATATTTTGGTGCCCCAGGGTTCAGTGCTGCTGATAACGATATACCGTTCTAAAAACAAAAGTTCTGTTTTAATAAATTAAGCAAATATATGAATTAAATAAAGCTGGTGAATAAAATGCAAATTGAGTATATCCCATGCATAAGTACGTTGGCTAAGGTTTTTGCAATAGGATTTTTAGTTGGCTTGTTTGTAGGATTTGCTGTGTGGTGCTAAAAAATGGAGTGAGTGAGATGTTAAGCAAATACAGAGCTGGCAAGAATAGTCTGCTGAAGTTAGCATATATTAAACTTCCAAAAGGCAAGTGCGTTTATTGCCATATATGTGTTCATTTAGGCAGAGGAATTATTACCTATGTGTCCAAGAAGTATTATTGTTCGTTGCAAAAAGCACAGGAAACACTAGATGATTTGGCGGACTCTAAAGGCTATGATTGGGGGGGCGAGGTAAGTAGATTACAGCAGATAGCATTTAATCATAAACACAAAACATTTTACTTTACGGGTATTAAATCCAGCCCTCAATGGCTGGCAGCACAGGGGTGATTCTAATGGATATTGCTCCATGCAAGGGCTGTACGAAAAGAAAAATGGGATGTCATGACAGCTGCGATGCTTACAAAGAATGGCTAGCCATAAGAGGCGAAATCGTAAAAGCATTGAGAACTGAGAGTGCACAGGATTACTCGGTTTCAAGGGAATCACGACATCTAAGGTATCTGAGAAAGCAAAAAACAGATAAGGTGGTTTAAATTGGAAAATAAGTGGGACATGGTGGAGAGGTTGGCGAAAGAGGGGTATCAATGCCCCTTTCCTAACTGTGAAAAATGCACTCTGCCAGATTGCTATAAAGATGAGATTGAGGCAAGAGTAAGGCATTTGCAACATACTCCAGAGGCTTCAAAACTTGTGAGAAGAGTTAAGGGGATTGAATTGTTTGCAGATGGGAAATATGTAAAAACCTACAAAAGTCAAGATGCTTGTATAAGGGACATACAGTCGCATTTTGGCTTTGGCAGGGAAACTATGAGAAAGAAAATCAAGCAGTGTGTGAAAAATAACAGCAGTTTAGGCAAATATACATTCAAGTTTTTGACTTAGTAAGGATAGGAAAATTACATGAGTACAATATTTAGTCCAGAGGTCGTAAACCTTGACAAATACGAATCGAAACGAGGAGTAAGACAGGTTTGCAAGATATTTGATGATAGCACGAATGAAGATAATTTCTTTTATGCAATATTAGCTCTGCCAGATGTTGAAGATTTGGCGGTATATCAAGGAAAAAGGCCTGATATTCGGTTTTACAACCTAGAAAGAGCACAAAGGCACCTCGATAAAACAGCGGACAAGGCAGGTCATCGGTGGTGTGGTAGAAACGAAGCTATTCCTGCTTTCAAGCAAGTAATGCGTGAATATCATAGGATTTGGTGATGTGAATGGTAAAAGCTAAATACGGAAATAATAAATGTATGGTGATGGGGCATACCTTTGACAGCAAGATGGAGGCCGACTATTACCTTTACCTGCTGGAGGAACAGCGAAAAGGAAAGGTGCTGGAGTTTTCCTTACAGCCGAAGATTAACTTACAGCCACAATTTAGACTGGCAGGGAAAATGGTGCGACCCATAATGTACACTCCAGACTTTAAGGTGAAATACAGTACTGGCTTGGAAGAGTATATTGATGTTAAAGGTATGAGCACGCAGCAGGGCGAATTAAAACGAAAAATGTATCAATACCAATATGAGCGAGAGGGAGGAATCCCTCTCATTTGGGTGACACAAAGTAAAAAATACAGCACTACAGGTTGGATTGATTACTTTGAACTCAAAAGAATACGGAGAAAAAACCGCACAATTAGTGTCAGCAAGGATAGTTCCGTATGGGGTTAAAGATGGCAGAAATAGAGGTGACAGCATGATAAGATTGGAAAACCTAGAGGTATATAACCTTGGCAGAGCTATTTATTCGGCTAGAAATCCGATGAACAGCTGGGGAAAGTCAGACAGTGACATTGAAAATGATGTTTTGGGAGAAAACGACCTGAATCTTGCTAATAAATTATTTAAGGCTGGTTCTGACCACAGTAAGTTTATGAGGCAGATTTTTGTGACGGTGGACATTACAGCTCCTTTTTACTGGTGGAAAGAGGCTGATACTTACAAGGTCGGAACTGTAGCGAATAGCTGTAGTACCATGCACAAGCTGATGGCTAGACCATTAGAGCTGAATGATTTTTCGTATGATGTAGACGATTTGGATTTTCAGGAATATCTAAAGAACACAATTGCCTATATCAATGGGAGAATGGAGGAATATCACAAGGCAGAAAATATCCGTCAGAAGTGGATTGTATGGAGGTCAATTATTATGATATTGCCGTGCTGTTACAATCAGCGAAGAACACTGACATTGAATTATGCCGTGCTCGCAAATATGCTCAAAGCTAGGGAAAACCATAAGCTATCAGAGTGGAGAGAGTTCTGTAGGTTTATGTATCTAAAGTGTCCGTATTTAGAGAGGATTATGCGATGAAGATCGAAGAAATAAAGGAATTGAGAGTAAAACCAATGCTGGGGGTGGCGAGACGGAGATGTGACAAATACGGCTTTGAGGTTTTGGTTGCTGACCTTACGGCAGAAGCTAAGGAAGTAGGCGAGGCATGGGATAAAGCCGTGGAGAGCAATGAGGACGATGAATACAACAAGCATTTTGCACATACGGCAGAAGAACTATATGACCTTGCCACCAGATGTGTTAGTGCTTTGTATGTAATGCAGGAAATGCAGTCTTGTCCGTGCAAGGACTTGGTGCAGTCTGTAGCAAATCAGGTATATTACAAAGACCATGCAAGGGGGTACGACAATGGCAAATATTCCGATTGATAACGAACATCGTATGCAGGTTTACAGCAGACGAAGAGGCATAATTCTCGAAAAGTATCGCAATGGAACTATTTCTATGGATAAGGCCTTTGATGAGTTGAGAGCACTTTCCAAAGAATTTGATACAAACAACAAGCCTGTTCAGGGTGTTATGATGAAGATGTGATTGATAATGCGGATAAGCAAAATAGCATTAGAAAATTTTTGTGGAGTACAAAGCCTAACCGTAAATTTAAACGGAAAATCAGCAGATATTATGGCAGCAAGCGGAGCTGGAAAAACTGCTTTAGCTAATGCCTTGCCTTGGCTTGTGTGTGGGTGCTCGTATGACGAATGTATTGAGTTTTATCCCATTACCCTAGGCAAACAGACCAATTACCAATGGGGTAAGGTAGATGTTACATTTATCCTGCCTAGCGGGGTTGAAGTCTCATTAGGTAAAGCGTATTACGAATCAGCTTTTGCCTACAACATTTATTATGATGTCGTGGACAATGCCTGTGGGTGCTACTATTTTATCAACGGAGAAAAGACATCCAAGGTATCATTTGAAGAACTGCTGCTGGAAATAACAGGCTGTACCAGGGACGAATTATCATTGCTTTTTGTAAACGAATATATATGGAATATGGATTATGCAAAAAGAAGAAACCAAGTGCTAGAATTTGTCCCCAGTGTTACTGACGAGGAAATACTGGGGAGAGATGGGCGATTAGAAATGCTTGTCACTATTCTCAAAGAGAATGACATGGATGTGGTTGCGTATAGCAATCTTGCCAGGGCACGCAGAATGGCAATAAAAGATGAAATTACAAACCTGCCTACGCACTTACGGGACATGGTAGACGAATTGCCAGACTTTAAGCAGGAATCTGTGGAAGATGTAGAAAAGGAAATAAAGGAATACGAGGAAAATATTTCATTGCTGGAGCAGCAACGCCAGCACATTGATGAGAGTTATGATGTAAAAGAATGTTTGAAGAAAATTCATTCCCTAAAAATAAAGATAGGTAAAGCCGAGAAAGCGTATTGCTTTCATGCTATAGAGAGTAATAAGCCAAAGGAAAAGATCATACGAGAATTGCTACTCCGTGAGGGAGAGCATATCGCTGTTGTGCATAGACTAAGAGCAAACATTAAGACCTTAAAAAGGCAATACAATGATGATAAATCAAATGAGTGTGTGAAAGATGCACTAAATGATAAATTGTTGGAATTAAAGGAAGCTGTAAGAAATCAAAAGAACTGCCACAATGATATAGAAGCCTTGAAAATGTCTTGCGAGATTGTGCCAGATTACAGCCTTACGGAGGAATTTGCTGTTTTAAAAGGGCGTATAGATGTTTATGAAGCACGAAAGGCGATTGCTATAGAAGCAGAAGAACAGAGGATAAACCAACTTGTTGAAATGAACCACAAGGCTATAGAGGATGCAAAACAAAGAAAAGGAGTCTTAATGCAAGGCGAACGATTACTAGGAATCCTAAATCAAGAGGTGGAACATTATCTTGAATGTCACGCAGAGTATGAGAACCTAACATACCTAATTGATATGTGCAGACTGTACGCTCTTTGCAAGGCAAGGCTGCTTAATGAAAGAATGGCAGAAATATTCCCTACATTGCGATTTGTTTTTTATGAAATGCTGGCCAATGGCACAATGATAGAAAAATGTTCGCCAACTGTGTGCGTGAATGGCGAGTTTGTCCCATTTGCAATTGCTAGCAGGAGCGAAGTTCAAAATGCTAAGTTAGAGATGGCAGAAGCATTACGGCTGTTCTATAACAAAGATATTCCTATAGTGGTAGATGACTATTTATCAGTAGATGGCTGTATAAAGCCGTCAGAACAGTTTGTACGCATGATATACGACAATAGGTATACAAATATTACCGTAGATAAAAAAGACTAAGGAAAGGGCGAAAACATGAATAACGAAACTAACAACACAAACCAGGCACAGGAGAATAATGAAGCTAGAGAAGCGATACGTGAAGTGTTAGAGAAAAATGTTGCCATCAAGGCTGTACTGGGAACATTGATATTCTTTACCATAATCGCTGTTATTGCACTGCTTAACGGAGCTGTGGTAGCTTTAGGGCTACTGCCTATATTAGCTGCATTGGGGTTGATTTAATTGGCTAGACCTATAGAAAATTTAATTGGACAAAAGTTTGGGTATTTGACTGCCCTGCACCCAGAGAAAAGGAATGGCATTATTGAATGGTTGTGTGTGTGCGAATGTGGAAATAAGATTTTTGTTCGCACCTCATATTTGAAGTCGGGCAGGGTTAAGTCGTGTGGGTGCTTGAATTGGGATCAGCAAAAAAACGATAAGGCTATGAAGTACAAGCTCAGACAGAATTTACGCAAGGCAGCATTAATGCGGAATTTTGACGGTATGATTATCAATTCGACCAAGAGCACTAGAGGCGAGGGGCTGAGTGCTGTCCGAGGGGTAAATTGGCATAAGGGCAATCAAATGTGGGAGGCTCGAATCTTTGTAAATGGAGAGAATCACCATTTGGGGTACTATAGAACGCTTGATGAAGCTGCAAAGGCCAGAGATAAGGCTGAGAAAAAGTATCTTGCACCTGTTATTCGCAAGTACAACAGAATAAAGAAGAAATTGGAACGGCTCGTTCAGGAAGAATGGGATGCTGGCAAGGAAGCACGCATAAAGGAACTGAAACAGCAGTTGGAGGAGTGGGAGAAGCGTAAGGAAAATGTAGACCGCAGTTTACGAAGTGCAGAGGATAGGAGGAAAGCAAGACATAATGCAAACAGAGATAAAAGACGAGAGGGTTTCAATCCTGACTTACAATGATTATTGCACGTTGGCCAAGGAATATCTGAGGTCGTACAATCAATTTAGAAGCACTTTGGAAAACCTCAAAAATGACAAGAGGGCTATGTACAAAAGACTCCAAGAGTATGAAGATGTATCAGCAGGTGTCAGCAAATACGGATTGGCTGCTACTGTACCAGCTACAGGAAGTTCTGCCGGCAGTGTTGTGGAAAGAACATCGGAGAAAAGAGAGCGTGTGCGTGTAAGGCTAAAGGCGATAGATAGGGACATTGAGGAATTGGAAACTATTATCCGTAAGATAGACCGAGCACTAACCTTTATGCCGACCATAGAGGGGGAAATGGTACGCCTCCATTTCATTGAAAGATTTAAATGGTATCAGGTAGGAGAATCGCTGGGCATGAGCCGCCATTGGGTGACGGAGAAAGGGAATGAGGCATTGAAGAAAATGGCATTAATGCTGTTTGGAAGTGTTGCAGCAATGCCAGAACACAACAGGTTCTGTTTTGTGAAATAAGAAAAGGAGCACCAAACCTTGCGGAATGGTGCTCCTTTTTACTTTGTGATACGCTTTCGCTGTCAACTACCTACCACCTATAGAGGTGGAGGCTTGTAAGTCAAAAATCACTTAGGTACTAACGATATTATCTCCCTAATTTTGCCTACATCATCGGATGGTTGACAACACCCGTCTAGCCTAAAAGTATACTTCTAAGCTGTTAGTTTTGGTTTTTTCTCACCTGAAACATATCTCACACCTAATTGCTGAATATTCATAGCACCAACTCTATCATCATTACTGCAATACCCACATTTACATCTAAAAATGTGAGATTTGTGGTTACGACTCTTTTTATCAATACATCCACACTTAGGACATCTCTGAGACGTATATTGTGCAGGTACTTTTAATACAGCACTATGATTTAAATTAGCCTTATAGGTTAAGAATTGCTCTAACTGGTAAAAAGCCCATGAACGCTTCTCACAACGACTTTCAGTAGAGCCTTTTAAATTATCCTCATCAAAGGTAATCCCTGTTAAATCTTCAAGTACAAAAAGTGTATTTTTACCATACTTCTTTATGAGTGTCTTAGATAGACAGTGATTAACATCTGTCATCCAACGGTTCTCTCGTCCTGAAATACGTTTTAATACTCTTTTAGCCGATTTTGTACCTTTAGACTGTAACTCTGCTCTTACTTTAGCAAATCTATTACGTTTAGTCCTAGCCTTATTTCCTGAAAAGAATGTAGTCTTTCCTTGCTCATCATAACACACTGCATGAAATCTAATGCCTCTGTCAATACCAACTACATGAGCAATCTGTTCTGTATTTACAGCCTCAATTAACTTAGTAGCTGAAATGTGTAAGTACCAACTACCATCATGTTCTACTAACTTAGCACTGCCAAGTTTCCAATCAGAAGAGAAATATTTATCAAAATTATCACTACATATAGGTGTAGCAAATATTCTGCCCTCTAAAGTATTAATAGATAAATTCCCGTTGGCTAACTTAGACCAATCACGATTACGAACAAGGTCGACTTGCGGATGTGCAAAATTTATAGGCTTCTCGAGCCATTCAAGATTCCTAGAAACATGATACCTCTTCTTAGTATTCTTATCTTGGAATCTATACGGATTTTGTTTCAACTGTGTTTTTACAGTCTTATATCTTGCAATTGTAGAACGAATTGCAGATTGTGCCATCATGGATTTTAATCCAAATTTTACACGAATCTCACTATATATCCCTTTTTGTAATTTTAGCTGACTTAACTGAAACCCGTGTGTAAAGATATATTCGGAAATATAATTACAGGCTTGTCTATATTGCTCCATAGTATTAGTAACTTTAGAAACATCTTCAATACGATGTAAGTCTAACTTTACTTTTATTGTAATACCTTGTGTTATACTAGACAATCATATCACCTCCTTTGTTTAATTTATTTAATATATCTAGCAATTCCTCCCCCACTTCTATAAGTGGGGGGAGGAATTGCTAAAGTGTTTTGAAGCGTATTCGCTCAATATCTTGAATATCATGTTATTCAACGAACGATTATCAGCTTTGCCAAGCTCTATAAGTGCTGTTTTCAGCTGGGGAGTAATACAAATATTACAGCGAACTTTTTCTTCACCAGATAAGAAATTTGCCATTTTGTAGCCCTCACTTTCGATAATATTAACTTTATTATATGTTTACTATGTGCCGTTGTCAAGGCTCAAACGCATATATAATGCGCATTTACGCATAATAATGTTGCTAAAAACAGCTACAAATAGTATAATATAAGGGTAACAAAAAGAATTTTGGAAGAGAGGTATTTTTAGTGATAGTTAGCAGTATAAAAAGGGAAATCCAGCGTAAATATGATTTTCGGAATTGCCATATCGGCACGGAGCGTTTTCCGTGGGACAGGGGGTATCACGAGGGATATTTAGATGCCTTGAAGAGTGTTCTTGACCTGATAAGCAAGGAAGAAGCTAAGGATAACAGCGAGCACTGGCAGCCAAGATACGGAGAGGTTTATTTTTTTCTTGAAACCCTGCGTGTAGGCATAAAAGATAGACCTACAGTTTTTGCCGGTATATGGAGAAATACTGAAGCTGACCGCCAGAGAAATGAACGAAATAACTGCTTTAGAACACAAACCTCTGCGGCAGCCTACAGGAGAAATATTTGTGTCGGTGAAAAGTAATGCGTAAGAAGCAAGAGAGAGGTGGAAAATGTGATGGATTTAGCAGTAATTGAGCACGCAGGAGAGCGTGTGTTGACAACAGAACAGTTAGCAGAGGTTTATGAATGTGATGTGAAACGAATATCGGAAAACTTCAAACGCAATGAAGATAGATTCGTTGAAGATAAACATTATTTCAAACTGACAGGGGCCACACTTAAAGCATTCAAGGCCTCATTAGGTAATCAGCAAATTGCGGAAAACCTAAAATTTGCTCCTAAAATTTATCTTTGGACTCGCCGAGGAGCTTCCAGACATTGCAAGATGTTAGGCACGGATAAAGCGTGGGAGATGTTCGACCAGCTGGAGGAAACATATTTCAACTCAAAGACTAAACAGTTGACATTGGCAGAACAGATGGCGCAGGGGCTGTTAGCTGCCAAAGAGTTATTGGAGGCCAAGGACAAGCAGGTTAAAGAACTCACAGCTACCTGTTCCCAGCAACAGCAAATGATAGGAGAGCTAAAGCCAAAAGCTGACTATGTTGACAGAATCCTAAAAAGTGATTCTCTAGTGACTATCACTCAGATTGCTAAAGATTATGGCATGAGCGGTAAGGCTATGAACAAAGCACTTCACGACCTGCATATAATTTATAACTGCAATAGGCAGTGGCTTTTGTACAGCCAGCACCAAGCAAAAGGGTACACTTTCTCGGAAACAGTGGATATTCCTTTGGATGATGGCACCACCAAGGTCGTAATGAATACTAAGTGGACACAGAAAGGCCGATTGTTCCTGTATGAGATGCTGAAAAAACATGGAGTGATTCCACTGATTGAAAAACAAATTGGGGCGTAAAGTAGGAGAGCAAAACATGGGCGCAAAAAGGAAATTAAAGCGGTCAGCAGAAAAGGCACTGGCCAAGAAAACTACTAAGGAATTAAAGCCACACTTGAAATATTATCGTGCTGGCAAGCTGTTGGCAGAATCTAATGTGGATAGAATCGGAGAGTTTTGCAGGGCATATTTTATCCCAATGTTTGGCTATGTTATGCATAAGCATTACGGCTTTGGTTTTACCAGGCTAGCCAAATTGAGCGACGAGCTGGTGAGAATGATAAACCTTGTGGCAGAATCAAACACTGCTGACAAAATGAGGGCAAAAAACATCTTCATTCAGGATGGGGACCCTAATGTGCCACACCATTACATTACGGCTCCTGAAATGATAGAGGATTTTGAAATTGAGTGCAGGTACAAGTTTGAGCGATACCAGAAGAAGACCCCACCTAAGACAGCCAGTGCGGAAGAGTATGCTAAGTGGATAGCAGGAGATATGGCTGGGGTAATCACAGACGATTTAAAGGTAGTATGGCTGCATACACTATGGACGACATTCGGCTTTGGGGCAAAAAGACTTACCGACTGTGCAAATTACCTAAAGCAGTATATGTGGCAGAACAAAAAAGACTTCATGGCAAAGCTGGAGGAAATGGAGAAGTGCCATCAAGGCAGTGAGTACATACAGTTCACCAGTATCAGAAAAATGCTGGACAATCTGAATGTAGATGATGAAATGAGCATTAATCTGACAGTGGCATAAAAAACTCTTGACTTTTTGTGCGCACACAATTATAATTGTGTATTGTTAGGAGGTGAAAAAATGAAACCTCGAAGAGGGCGACCACCTAAGACAGGACAAACTAGAGATAAAAAGATGAATATCAGGTTGAGTGGGCAAGAGTTACAACGGATAGAAAAATGTGCCGAGCAATTGTCCTTAACGAGAACTGATACACTTTTGGCAGGTCTTGTCTTGTTGGAAGCAGACATAGAAAAATGTCAACAAAATAAATAGCACTGTTCCCAGCCGACCAAAGCGAAAACAGTGCTACAACACAACAAAACCGAAAGGCTCTGTTAAATCTATTATAGCAGACCTTTCGGTGTAATGAAAGGAAAACTTAATATGAATTTTGAATTGGTGTGCAAAGATAATGTATTTTATGCTGACAGTAGAGAGGTTGCAAAGCTGACCGGTAAACGCCATGACCATTTAGTACGTGATATTGATAGCTATGTCAATATAATTAATCAAAACCCAAAATTGGGGGCTGATGAACACTTAGGTCAAAATCCAAAATTGGATTCTGATAATTTCTTTGTAGAATCAAGCTATACAGCTGGCACTGGCAAAGCCTATAAATGCTATTTGCTGACTAAGAAAGGCTGCGATATGGTAGCCAACAAAATGACAGGCGAAAAGGGAATCCTGTTTACCGCTACATATGTGGATAAATTCCATGAGATGGAGCACCAGCTGGAACATAACAGGCTCAATCATGTGAATGTTGTACAGCGTATATCAGACAGAGAGATTCAGCTGGAAGAAAAGAAACTAGCCCTAGAGGAAAAGAAATTTCTCTATGAGAGCTGGCTGAAACTTTCAAGCCTGACAGAGATTCCAGAGTATAAGCAAATTAGCCAGTCGTATGCGGCTAACACATTGGCTGGCAAAGAAGTCTTTGCACTACCACAGGTAACAGAAAAGACCTATACCGCCACCGAGGTGGGTGAGATGTTGGGCATATCGGCTAACAAAGTAGGTAAGCTGGCTAAGGGTAATAATCTGAAAACAGAGCAGTATGGTAAGTGGTTCTATGATAAGTCCAAGTATTCAGGTAAGCAGGTAGAATCATTCAGGTACAACCAAGCTGGAGTAGAGGCTATCAGGGCAAAGCTAAACGACAATCATGGTAAAATCATAGGCTATGAGCCTTGTGGTGGAAGTGGCAAGCTGGTGGCCTTAGTACAGAAGTAAATCAGGAAATCCAAAGCAGGGGCATCCACTTTTGTGGGTGTCCTTTTTGCTGTGAATCCAGTCGGCTAAAGGCTTTTCAAGGTTTGCACAAATTGAAAAAAGCTGTGAAAAATGGTAAAATATCAGTAGGAAAACTAATAAAAAGAGGTGATTTTATGGCCATTAAGATTGTGCCGTCGTACCTGACTATTCCAGAGGGCGTGACCATTGACCAGCTGGAGAAGTTCATTGACACTATGAATCAGGGGCTTAGAGATGTCCAAGCAGCGTACACCGCCATCAAGGATAACACCGAGCCAGAGGAGAACGAGGAGCTGATTGCAGGGCTGGGAGAAAAGCTGGCAGGAAGTATGGCAATGTCCTATACTACACTGATAGCTTTATCCAAGGTAGCAGAACTGAAAAACTATCCTAACAGCTTTGTAGATGATGCTATCAAGTTTACTAATTTGGGTAATAGGCTGTGCCGGTATCATTCTGATATTTGCTAGTAATTTCAGGTAAAAGAAAAGCCCCACCATTATGGCAGGGCTTTTTGATTTCTTATATCAGCTGGGGCAAGAACCCAAAATTGGTGGCGTCAAGCTGGTACCGCAGTAAAAGCTCCGTAACCATGTAGGAAGCGGTCTTCTTTGTCCTTGAATATTACCAGGTCATTGTCAATGCCAGCCGAGTAAATATTGTCGCTACAATCATCTACTAGCTTTTCCATAGCAGAATAACAAGCCTCGTTCTCATCGCTACTATCAATCAGGAATGGCAACGGCTTCACCAACTCGTCCAGATTATAGGTTGATAAATTATTAAACATAATGGGTGTAATGTGTGCACAATAGACTCTAAAATACATAAATAAGCACCTCCAAGAACAAAACAGTGTGAAAATATGCAATAATGCTAGCAGGAATGTTGTTAAAGCAACACACCTGCCAACAATTATAGCATTAGCAATTACGGTCGCTCCGCGGTGTTGTAATTGCTTTGATTTCACCAACACTGGCAGCGGTATCATCTAAAGCCTCAGCTAAAATGTGCATAGGTAGATTTAAATCTTTGTAGCCCCGATATAAAATGTCTAAATAATGCGGGCTGGGCAAACCAAGATGGCGGTCTTCGTGCATGATATAGGCCATACCGTCAGTCGGTGTATTTTGCCATTTTTCAGGGTATAAAGGCTTGAAATTTTCGATGGGCAAAGTTTTCTTGTAATAGAATGTAGGGTGTCCCTCATAGATGTCCAGACGGTTCTCATCAGCCTTAGAAATTGCCCAAACCAACACTGGCACCTTGCACAAAACATTCTTTTCAATGGTGGCATAATTGCCAGACTTGCTACCCTTGAACATGAGCTGATAGCCTGAAATATCAGCGATTCCAATGGGCATGGCATCAGGGCAACGATGGCTCATTTGTTGTAAATCCAAATTAGAACCATAGGCAAGATAAATGGAAAAATTCTTTGTTTTAGACATGATTTTAGCCTCCTAAAAATTGCATTATGTGAAAAGTTAATCGTTATCGGATAGTAATACATCTATAAGCCCTAAAAACCACACAATCCCATCAAGAAATGTGTTCAGGATATTCATAAGAAGTACGGGCAGATAGAACAATATGATGAAGAATGTAATGGGAAATAGAACAAGTCCCATAATACCGCCAAAAGAGGCATCTATAATCTTGAACGTTTCCTTAGAGTCGCTATCAAATCCCAATTACATCACCTCCAAGCGTGCCTGATTCTTTAACATGAGGCCAGTCAGAAGCCTGTTCAGCTCGCAAACATCATCAACATCAATAGAGGTCGTGTTTTCGCCATCTCTACCAGCAAGGAAGATGTCACCAAACAAAAGCCCAGCATAGTCAAGCTCTCCAGTAGCCAATTTTAAAGGGTTCAAGCAGATATTTGGCTGTGGATTAGGTATAAGCAAAGCCTCATCATCAACAAAAATGTCATATTTTGCCAGTGGTGTTTTCAGAAGAATATCAGGCAGATAGCGGGTAGCTGGTACAAGGTTAAACAAACGACCGCCTACAAGATTTTGCATAGCCTTAATGTCGTGCTCTATTCGGATGACTTCAGGCGTAAAACTATCAGCCTTTAAATGTAATACAGTAAGTTTTCCTTTTTTCATAATGGTACACTCCTTTTACAGTAAAGAATATTGATGTATGGTACATCTCATAGGGCATTAATACTGTGTACTAGTGCCCTATAGGACAAACCAGACTAACATACAGCAGATTCAGCCACTAAGGCTGAGGGGGAGGAGGTACGCCAAGCCACATTGCCAGACAGATTTTCTAATAGGAATTTACGACATGTTTCAAATTCTTTCCCCTTTAGCTTCAGTTGGTTAATAAAACAGTGCATGAGATATGCCTGATTGTCGGTTTGTGCTGGAGTAGGGTCGGCACGCTTTTTTGACTTTGCTAATTCCATGATAGCAAGTGCAAACTGAATTGCGGTCTTGACTTTACCCGCATGGAGGGTGGAATTGAAAAGCCTAAACTCCACTGTGCCGTGCATTCCAAGCGAATGAAAATTCAATGCACGATAACGGCTGTCATGATAATGCACGCTCTGCTGATGGCGTACCTCATCAGGCAAGCACGAATAAAAACTGGCCAAAAATTCATCTAGGGTAAAGTCACCAGTCAGTGCATTTATTGCCCTAGAATATCTCCCGCTCATTGGCTGACAATATGTGATGTTGCGGTGCTCATCATCAACCTGAAAGGCATTGAAAAACATTGCTTCATTCTTGTGCCAGATGTTGGCTAAGACTCGCAGGTGCTTTGGCGTAAAGTCATCAGCACCTATGTGTACATGTAAGCCACAAGACCGGTTTACTTTAGCTCCGTATCTTTTCAGATTACGAACGACCTCCTGTAGAATCTCGATGTCTTGACTGCCAGACAGTATCGGCGTGATTAATTCGCATTGAGATGTGGCAACATCATCACCCTCATGTGTTGGAGAACATGTCCTTATGCTAGAGTCACGGGCAATATACCAATTACGGCCTTTGCTGTCCTGATACACATATTTGTCATAGACACCACCACAAAAGTCCGTTTTAGCGAAAATGTTTTTGGAAATTGTAGTTGCAACAATGGCAATAGCCGCTGGCCTTGATACTCCGCAAAATTCCAGCTCTACACCAAAAGTGCGTGCCTCCATGTTTTCATTCATAGTACATACACTCCTTAGAAATACATTGATAATATTCAGTCCTAAAGACTTTACACTGCCCACCAGGCGAAAGCTGGCAAGCAGGTTAAAACCTTTAGAGTATGGATATATTAAGCTCATCAGCAGCCAAGCGGATGGCCTTGTCGAAAAATTCCTGAGAAATTGACTTTTCTACAGTGCTGGCCATTTTGCCGTTGAAAAGTTCCCAGCAATCAGGGCCAATCTTGAATATGTTTTTTTATCAGTAGCGTCCAGCTGTTGCCCTAACCAAAAAATGTTGCCGTCAATGAGAAGTTTTGCAAGAATACCACCAAACTCGTCGTTATATTCACAATCCAGAACTGTCATAATAAAACCTCCTTTTTATCGCGGTAATCTAGAAGTGACACGTAAAATTTTATCTTTATATATTTTTGAAATTTCGATATGAATATCATTGACTAGGGTGTTGAGGTCTGATATTTTTTCATTCAGCAGGGCAATGGTGTCCTCGACGTGTTCAGCTTGTGCTGTTAGGTCTGATATTACCTTTTTGATATATTCGGCTCGTTTGTCTATCAATACATTGAGCTTTTCGGCATTGATACGCTTGCCGTCCAGAAAATCATCTAATTTACATATAACTAGATTGCGTGCATAATCATCACAAGCTCCGTCCTCGCGTTCTATTTTAATGCTTTTTTTATCATAGCTAGCGTGATAAACATAACAGCCAACTGACTCTAAGGCATTGTCAAAACGCTTGTTATAACACTTGCCATCAAACTGCTGGGCAATAGCTTTTACGCCATCGACCAGGGCAAAGGTCTTTTCATACTGAGAGATACGTGCCTGTAATAAAATTTCTTCTTTTGTCATGACTTTAGCCATAATAAAAACCTCCTAAAAAGCTAACCACAAAAAATGCACTTGTGGTCATAAAGAATATATGGTATGATAATAGAGTCAAATTATACCTTTCCAAATGAGCTTATATTCAGGTAAGGAACGGATAGAAGTTGACGACTTTAGCTCCGTATCTATGCCGATGATGATGTGGTCTAGTACGGGAATATTCAGGATTTTTCCTGCCTCTACCAATCGTCTAGTGGTATTAATATCATCCTCTGATGGAGTAGACACGCCACTGGGGTGGTTATGAGCTACGATGATGCTGGCCGCATTGTGCAGGATAGCAGGTGCAAACACCGACCTCGGCTCAACAACGGAGGCTGAGGAGCTACCCACGGAAATATCCTGAATAGCGATAACACCGCCCTTGATGTTCAAGCACATAACAGTGCAATGCTCGTATGGTTCATCTTTAAACCAGCTGGCCAGAATGGCGGTGGCATCATCAGCACCTGTGATGGTTTTAGTTTCGTAAAGATGACTGCCCTCACGGACAAGCTGAAGCTTGTAACTTGCAATTCTTTTCATAGTAAATACACTCCTTGTATGTAAAAGATTGATATTCAGCCTAAAGGCTTTACACTGCCCACCAGATACAAATCTAATAGGCAGGTTAAAACTTTTAGGGTGGTATCAGTACAACTCAATGTAACCACCAGCAGCAGGGATATAATGCCCCTCAATTTCAAGGTCGCGACCATAGGCCTCATAATCAAAGTACCGAAGTAAAAGGTCTATATCTTTGGAACGGTCACAACCGGGGCAGTTAAAATCTGCAATTACTTGACGGGCTACATCTCCCATGTCGTCGCAATTGTCATAAAAGGTGTAGTTGTCGTCTTCTAGGATGGTCAAACCCTCCTCAATATTGCAGGAATACTCATAAAGAATAGCCTCAATAATCTCGTCGTCCTCGTCAATGTCTTCCAGCCGTTCTGCGACATCATTCACATGGTCATAAGAGGCGTACTCGCCAAAATTAACTGGGCTTTCCCAATCAGGGAAAAAGTACTCCTCGTGTTCGTCATCGCATCCAATGTCAGACAAAATCTCATTGAACTCATCAGAGGAAATAGGGAAGTCAATCCAACGGCCTTTATCAATGCCCTCGTTCCATAATCCCAGACAAGCGATATAACCACGGATAGCAATAGTATTGTTTTTCATAATAATACACTCCTTTTTGAGATACATAATCAGCATATCAGCAGTTTTTCCACTTATTAGAAAACCACTCCCTATAAGCTACAATGTCGTCACCTTTATAGATGTACAAGGGTGTAAGCCGACCAGCACACAAGCGACTTGCAAAGCGTTTGGCACTAGTCAAGGTCTTGCAATCAATATAGGAAGTGTTGGACGAGTAATTGTCTAATTCTTCTATGATACGGAATACCATAATAAAAACCACCTTTCCAGAATCAGCCTAAAACGGCTGATTTTTTGCGTTTTAGTTTTTTGCGATGAAAAGCAACATGGAAATATTGACTGTTTTGTATTGGGAGTAAAACCAGTCGTTAGGCTTGATATGGACGGTATAATTGTCATCTACATAGCTGAAAAGATGGTTAGATAAGTATTCAGCAAGGTCACAAACAGCCTGTGTCCTGTTGCAATTCATAGTAGTAACAAGCTCGTCAAGCTGTTCAGCATTAGCCTGTTTTAAGACTTTCGCAACCGCCAGCTCATACATTGTCTCGGTATCAAATTCCATAATATCCACTCCTAAAAGACAAAGGCAGGTCAAAACACCGCCTTGAGACAAAAATTTTCTAAAACTGTCCACCAGTGGTGGAAAATAGGCCAATTTTCAGATGTTGCCTTGCCAGGAACGACTGACAAAGCAATCAGCAGGGAAAATCACCCTAAAAATGCTATCTAGCTATAACAAAAAGTGCATAGCTGGGCAGCTAAAACCGGTAAAAGATGAATACCGAACACTCAATATTCATAAAGGATAACAAAAATCCCGCCTTTAGACTTTTCGCCTTGAAAAATATATAACAAAATTGTTATATTAATCCGTTAGGCGGGTAAAGAAGTCCACCCACAACCAAATTACCAGCAGGTAAAAGGCTAGATAGTATAATTTTTTCATTCTAAAACCACCTTTCAAATGTTTATGTGCAAAGTTTACAAAATTTCATAGCTAACCATTCCAGATTTTGTGAAAGGTTAACAATCATGGTAAAAACCACTTATGATACCTATTACATTTTTGTAGGTAATAGGCATTTAAGAAGTTTTTAATCATGGGGCATGGTAGGCAGATGACTGATGACTGGGGTAAAATACCCCTTGTTATAGTAGGCATCTACTTCTGCCATGCTATTGAACTCTATAGTCCAATCTTTTACAACTTGGCAAGAAAATCCGACATCACTCAGTAAACACCTATAGTCAACTACATACTTGTTTTTAATATGATACAAGTTTGCATGTATGCTGAGGGTCTTGCCGTTTTTCGTTTTTACAACGTTATGAGTAGCTATACAATCCTCTAGTTTACGCATTTCAAAAACCGCCTTTCCAGGATTTACAAATTTTCATTCACGGAATAAAACCGCTTATGATACCCACCGCCCAGCAAGGCGGTGAGCATTTAAGAGGTTTTATTTATCATCAATTCCAATAGATTGCCCAAGCTCTTTCCCTTGCCAATTCCTCAAGCAGGTCGTGCTCTTTGTTGGCTACTAGGGCATTGATAATTTTTACATCTAACTCGGACGGTACGTTATTGATATAGCATATATACCAGCCCTTACCGCAACAAATATCATAAAGGTGATTTAGGAGGGCGTGCTCACCATTGCCCCACATATCGTATATGGTTTGGTCAAAGTTATCGCCGTACATATCCATGAGGTCGTCAGCACACTCGATGTGATCTCTCCATAAGATATAGTAATTAGAGTTACTGCTGATTATGCTTTTTTCAGCAGACAAGGTCAGCACACCAGCAAGCTGGTCGGCTGGATAGTAGTTAATAGCGTTTGACCATGTATGACAAATATGTACATCACACTCCCGCTCGATTACCATCTCAACGGCAACTTGGCTGGCTTTTACGGCCTCAACCAGCTTTGCCTCAAAATCCCAGTATTCGCTATATGTATACTTCTCCATAATGAAACACTCCTTTGTATTGCTTATTATTATTCTGACTAATAGCCATTAGTCTGCCCTTTACCTATGCGGGTAATGAGCAGGTAAAGGCTACAAGGTCGGCAGGGAATACACCGCTCCGCCATGACATTATGGCAGTGTACTTTGCTGATAGTATGCCACATATCACACCGCCAGCTGTAGCAAGCTAGCTATGGCATACCGTTTCTGTCAGCGTGTCCGCTACATCATCATAGCGGGTGGGCGTACTACACCTGTAGCACGACTTTGAGCTGTATGCGGTTTTCAAGGTACAACCGTTCCTTGCAGGTGGCTTACACCTGTGGGTAGACTACTCCCTGTCCTGCCTCCTATTTCAGGACGACTTTAATACATCTATTTGTTCGCTTTTGTTTGGCGGTTGCGACTCCGCCTGTACGGTACACGCCCCGCACGGTTGGCGGTCTAGGGGGTAGGCTTTCAACTTTGTTCCTGTTCCCCTTGACAATTATATTATAACTCTACACCTATATAATGTCAATACTTTTTATATATTTTTTGGCAGCCTGTGTGTATTTTTTATGTGGCGTTTTGTATTTTACCAGAGGTCAAGCGGATGTTTGCTCGGTACTGCCCTGGGAGCTACGCTAGGGAATTGCATGGTCTAGCTCTAAAATTTTTCCCAAATTTGAAATCCATTTGTGCAAGGTTAATCAACTGCGTTTTGTATAAAAATCTACAAAAAATCATTGATAACAACACTATAATATGGTATTATACATATAAAAGGTATGTACAGTATTTATAGGAGGACAAAAGATGGCGGTAGTAAAGGAAACAAGCATACAAATTAGGATGAGCGAAGATGAAAAAGCCATATTAAAGGCATTAGCTGAACAAAAGGGGCTTACATTATCAGACTTTGTACGCAGCGTATGTAAGCAGACAGTTATTAATAGCATGAGTGGCAGTTGCAACCTACAGGATAGGGAAGAAAGCGGCCAAATCACAAATAAGAATGATGTGAACCTAGGTGAGAAAAATCTAACACTTTTAGGAGGGGACGATTGGGTAGCATATTCTTTTAATACCACGAAGAATACGAGTGAGATTCTGAACGCTGTTGCTAAAGCTAACAACACAACAGCCAATAAAATGATAAGAACACTGCTATTAGCATGGCTAAGGGGAAAGACGAACAATGAGAATAGTGGAGTAGGAAGTATTTCTATATCCCCTAGAAAAAGAGGAGAAAAAAACTCGGTCACTATCGGTCTTACCTTGACTAAGAATGACAGAGAAGCAATTTTAGGCTATTTAGCACAGTCAGGAGATAAACTTACTGGACTGCTAGATACCCTGATAGACACCTATGTGAAACCACAGCACAATGAACTGAAAGGGGAGTAGCAACCATGATTAAGAAAGCAATCACCCTAGCAGTGGTATTAGTTATGCTGATGGCAAGCCAATGTTATGCAAAGAAAACAGCTCTAACGAATTTTGAATTAGATGAACTAGCACGACACATAGAAATAAACCTAAGCAGCATGGGTATGAGAGCACATTTCATTCAGGACAATCCGAACGAAATGACTTTAACCCTAGAAGCTAGTAAGTATAAGTTCGTCACAGTCAAAAATAGTAATGGTACATTGCAAAACCTTATCTGGTATGATATTGGTGGCTCTGCTGCTGGTAAAGATATTCTCTCTATGCTAAATGAGAGTATTTTCGCAACTATCGGTTTCCCAAAAGAAGATAGGATAGAAAGCAACCCTGTTAATAATCGCCGTATAGGAGTAACGACATGGAATATACGCTCAAAACGATTGAAGCAGGAACTGCTTTACCAGGTAAAATATGACAGCAAAAATAATCGAACGCTGTTTTCGCTTGGGAATGAACCTATAGATTCTGCATTGAACAGCATACAGCTAGCGGAAAATACTAACAACTTGATAGGTTTTGGAATTGACGAATATATCAAACATTTACAAATAAATCTTAATGGTAGAGGTATTACAAGTGAAATTAGTAAAAATAGTCAAAATGATATTGATGTTACCGTAAAAAATCAAAAAAGTGGATTTTCTACTTATAGAATGATTGCCAAAACAAAAAACAATGGCTCAATAGGAGGTGTCGTTTGGTATTTAAAAACTGGCAATCCCACAGTTTATGAAGATATGGATTTTATCAGAAGCATATGCGATACTTTAGAAATAGAGTCTAATAGCGTCCACACATTTGCTTTTGGCTCTCATTTACAGCGTATAGGCGATGGAGTATTTGTAGGTAGTTTCTTAGATAAACAAAAGGGGTATTCAATAAGATATGGAAATCGTTATAATGGTGACATTATCATTAGAGGAATAGTCTGCGAACCTATAAATTTAAATGATTTATGGTATGATATTGATGGCTTGGAAGAATCTACAGAAAGCTACGATGAAAAAATATTTAAGCAGGAAATTGAAGAACTATCAGTGCTAAGTCGGCATGGAGCACAAGCAATCTATGAACAATTGCCTACTATATATCACGACACTCCAGATTATAAACTGACAGAGCTGCATACAAGGGACAACAAGACCTACATTTGTACTGCATACTATAAAGATTCATCGTGCGATATTTACTTCACGCAGAATGATAAAGGAAAGCTTGATACCGCAGCTATAATGTTTGATAGTGATGACAAGCGGGATGCTGCCATAGCAAGCTATGGTAAAATCACTATGGCTATCGGAATGTCAACAGCGGATGCATTAAATTTACATGCTAATGCAATACATAATGCTGAACAACGACTTTATGTACAAAAACTAGCTGGAAATACTATAATGCATGGGTTAAGCGATATGTATGATAGTAGTAGAAAGCATTTCTCTTTAATGTTTGCATATGATGAAATAGCTAAGAAGTTTAGTCTTTTGCTTGGGGTTATTGCCCCATCACCTAGTGAAATAGCGGATTATCGCAATGAATTAGGTATGAATTAAATCGCAACCCATAAAAATGTGATAAACCCAGCCAAATAACCCATAAAAATGTGATTGACATATGCCAAACAATGCATGATAATGTGATTAAAGGAGGGGATAAAAATGAGAGATGCTTATGATTTTGCCAAGTATTTTATAAAGAACGGCTATGATTCCAATCCAAACACATACGATGGAAACATGAAACTTCAAAAAATGTTGACATTCGCAAATGCTATAAGCCTTGCAGAATACGGCAGCCCCCTGTTCAATGATAAAATATTAGCTTTTACTAATGGCTGTGTTGTAGAAAAGGTCAGACTGAGATATAGGAATGATTATAAGGGTTTAAAACGAGATAGCGATGTATTTCAGCCAGATTTTACAGAGCAGGAATACGATGTACTGAATTTGACTGTAGGAATATTCGGCAAGGAAAGTGCCGTGACATTATCCAATGTCAATCACGAGTTCAGTTTTTGGAATGAACCATATCATAGAGGCATGGTCAATGATAGCTATCATGACAAAGAAAAATCAGTTGTTAATATGGAGGATTATCCCAAAGATATATCCGTGATAAAAGGTATGATTGATATATACAGACAAAATCATAAAGATAGTAATAAGAGTGAGCTAATAAACGGCATTACTTTTTACTATGATGGTTTTGAGCTGACCGACAGCATTGTCCATGAGCTTGCAGAGTTTGCACTGTCTGGGGAGGCAGAGGATAGTTCTTATACGGTCTGCCTTGATGATGGAGAGCTGGTGATTTACTGATGGAATTGAAAGCAGGTCACATCGTCAAAGGCAAACTTCCTTTTCGAGATGGCAAAATACCATTGTATAGCAGACCTTATCTGATTGTGAAAATAGATTGCGATACAGTGGATTTGCTAAATATATCATCTACAGACGGCAAGGAATGGAAACTGGCCATGAAATCAAATATGGCTATAGTAAATTACGATCCACCACTAAACAAGCCATCGTTTGTTAAACTTGATTCGCGCATAACAGTTCCATTGGAAAAGGTATGTAGTCTAAAGTTATGGGGTTCGCAGCCGTTATGTGAAAGTGAATTAGTGAAAATAATCAATGCCCTAGAGGTATTTGAAGTAGATGAAACAGAAAAATAACCCGCAATTTGCCCAACTTCCCCGAATGATGTACAATAACTTCATAAATTTCCTTTCAGCGCACTTAGCGGAAATACTAAGCATAAGACCACCCAGAGTATCTTTTGGGTGGTCTTTGTGTTGTGTACTCCTTTCTTTAGAGGTTGGAATATTAATTTGTACCCAGCAGCAATCTAAATGCTTCCTTACCTTTCGGAGTAATTAATGTTTGTGTGCCAGCCCATTTGCCTGTTTGGGACTTACTGTCCTTGATGTGGAAATAATCTGTGTATTTGGAGTAGGGCTGTAGGCTTCCTTTTTTATCACGATAGACAAACTTGTTGTCCAGAAGCCAGCTGATGAATTGATTTTGCTTGATGTGCAATTCCTTGGCTGTGGTTCGGAAATTAGTCAGCAAATTTCGGTCTACCAAGACATCAAAATATTCCGCCTTTGGTTTCATAGCTTGGTTTTCGACTAATAATTTTTGGTTCTTCTCGTATTCGTCTGCCAGGGCACGCAATGCTGATGGATAATCTTTAGGCATGATTGAATAGCTACCAGTTTTGCGGATAGATGGAAGTATTTCATCGGCAAGTAGAGCCTGAAATTTTTGAGCTGTTTCATTGCTTGCTTTAAAACCCAAGCGATAAACCATGTTTTCAGGGAGGAAATTATCTTTCCCCACTTGTGGGGAAAAACCAAACTCACTTAAATAGTCATTGACTCTATCCCAACGAACATATTCAACCCCACTTTTAAACTGTGTAAATCCCCAGCCTCTTGCAACATCTTCAGCATTAAGCATTGCCGTTCCATCTTCTGTAATATACCCACGAACATTTTTAATAGTTATTAATTCGTTCATAATAAAGTCCTTTCTATACTGTGAAAACCCAAATTTAGTTTCTAATCTATTACCTCCTGATGTTTTACTCATTTTTGAGTAAAAGACATCTACCTGATTACTCGTCACAGTGACGAGTAATATAATCGCAAGAAATATCAGTAAAACCAGCACCATCAACACGGAGGACTTTTTTGTCCACTGTTGTATAATCTATATTAACTAAATTACATTGCTTTCCATGTTTATCACCCTTTCGGTATCTTAGTTAGGCGGTTTCGTTAAGGAATTTGTTAATAAAGTAGGTCTGACCTTTACCTGTGACTTTTGGTGTCTTAGTTATTCTGACACTTCCATCGGGATTGAAGATGTTACGCTCTTTTATCTCGAACAGACCTAGCTTCATACTTCTTTGTATTGGCATATTCCAATCACTGCTTTTCCTGGAAATGAGGTAGCCATTATCCCGCAGCCAAGCAAAAAATCGCTTCTCGCCAATATCTACTCCGTTCTGCTTGATGATTTTAGCCAGCTCGCCTACCAGAATTGAGGTTTTGGAAGATTCTACTGCTTCGGCAAACAATACTTTCGTTTTCATTTCCTCAACCCTTGCCAGAGCTTTCTGCTTGGCTTCGTATTCATTTGCCCAGGCTCTTGCTGCTTCTGCGGGATTGTTAAAGTTAGGCAAAGCTAAAGCATTCTCATTAACAAGCTGGTGCTCCATCTCATAGAATTTATCCACATATGTGGCTGTGAATAAAATTCCTTTATCGCCTGTCATTTTGTTGGCTACCATATCACACCCTTTCTTGGTTAAGAGGTAGCACTTATATGCTTTGCCGGTGCCAGCTGTATAGCTTGATTCTATAAAGAAATTATCAGAATCCAATTTTGGATTTTGATATAGGATATTGACATAGCTATCAATATCACGGCATAAATGTGCATGAGTCTTATCAATCAACTCTGCTACTTCACGGCTGTCTGCATAAACGATTCCATCTTTTTTAATTAACTTCATAACATTTGCTCCTTTCGGTATTTCACATTGAATTACTTCAATAACATTTCAATGCTTCAAAATGCTGGCCAGTTGTCAACAAATCTTTGACAACTGGCCATATTCTCCATAGGCCTACAAAACATTTGCATATTGGAAACATTTTTGTTATAATAAAGCTACAGACGGAACTTAAAAGCGTTGTATTACGTGTTAAGGACCTAACGATGGAAAAAGCACTGCTACCTAATTTCAACCACTGGGGCGGTGCTTTTTATTTTGTATCATATTATACACCGATTTGACCAACAAGACAATAAAAATGTAGTTTTATTTGTATTTTTTTTAAAAGTAGTAACTACAAAATGCGTTTTCTTCAAGATTCTAAATGACCAAATCGTACATTTTTTCTAAATTTTAGTAGGCTGTTGGGGGAATACCATAAAAATATCCAAGAGTTCAGCGAACAATACAAAGCCTGTCTGAAATGATTTGCAAGGGTTTTTGTAGTTGACAAAACGCACATATATCCGCTATAATGTGATATGATGGATAATAAGATATATAGATAGATGCAGACTGTTTGCTAATTGGCAAGCGGTCTTTTTTGTTGGGGGCAATAAAAATGTATAAAACAGAGGCTAAACCAAGAGTGGTTACAGCTGATGGTGTACCAGTATTCTGTGGGCATGATAAGATTTTAAAGATTAAGGATTTGAAGCCTAATCCTAAAAATCCTAATCAGCACAATGCCAAGCAGATAGGGCTACTGGCAACAATCATCAAATCAAACGGCTGGCGGGCACCTATTACTGTCAGCAAAAGAAGTGGATATATAGTAAAAGGGCATGGTCGCAGACAGGCAGCAATATCCGCAGGCCTAAAGGAAGTGCCTGTAGAGTATCAGGATTATGCTACTGCGGCAGAGGAAAATGCCGACTTGCTGGCAGATAATCGTATAGCAGAGCTTTCAGATATTGATAATGACAAGCTCATGGATATGATTAAGGATACTGACTTTGGGGAAATGCCTGTAGAACTCACAGGTTTTACCACAGAGGATTTAGCTGATATTCTTAATGAAATTGAGAATAGTGATGATGAGGTTGAAGATGATGGTGCGGATTCCGAATCTGGCACCGATGAAGAGATTCCACCATTTACCAAGCCTAATGATTTATGGCATTTGGGTGATCATAGACTTTTGTGTGGCTCTGCAACAAGCACAGAGGATATAGATAGGCTGATGAATGGCGATATGGCACAACTTGTACATACCGACCCGCCATATGGTGTTAGTTTTGTCGGAAGCGGTCGTGGCGAGAATAAATTCGGCATGATAAAGAATGACGATAAGACAGATGATGCCTTGATGGGTCTTTTAGTGCCAGCATTTAAGAATTATATGCGGTACACCAAGTCGGATGCTGCTTTCTACGTTTGGTATGCCTTTGCTTCCAGGAGAGAGTTTGAAGATTCTATGACGGCTGTAGGACTTATCCCTAAGCAACAGATAATTTGGGTAAAGAATAACTTTGTGCTTGCCCATAACGATTATCATTGGATTCACGAACCATGCCTGTATTCAGAGAAAGCTGGACAACACGCAAAATTCTTTGGCGACCGCTCCAATGTAACGGCATGGACAGCGACAGTCCGTACCGGTAAGGATATGGCCACCACAGTAAAAGGCGGTGTAGTGCTGACTGACGGAGATGGGCACAAGATAGCTATCTCCGACAAGACTGTCAAAGGCAAAAAAATGAGGTATATTCGCCTTGATGAAAACAAAAGCGTATTCCTCTATAATGAACCTGCTAATGGTACTGTTTGGGAATTTGCTAAGGAATCGCACCCTATTCACCCTACACAGAAGCCAGTGGAAATACCTGCTAAAGCTATTTTGAACAGCTCCGAGGCTGGTGATGTTGTACTTGACTTCTTTGGTGGCAGTGGTAGCACACTTATTGCCTGTGAAATGACAGGTAGAAAATGTCGCTCTACAGAGCTTGACCCAAAATATTGCGATGCCATTGTAAAGCGATACGCTGAAATTGCTCCTACTGGAACTATTACCTGTGAAAGAGATGGTCAGGAGTATTCCTATTCCGAGATACAGGCAATGTACCAGCAGGAACACCCAGATGTAATGATAGATTAAAAAGACAATCCCCTAGCGAGCCTCTGATTCAAGCGTAATACCGCTGGGGTTTTCTGTGCAAACAAATAATTTATAGCAAAGCAGTCCATGCAAGCTATAGCTCAATAGTTTTGGACTCCTTGTTACATAAAACATCATAATATTTCTCCTATTTTATTTCCCTTTAGGGACTGCTGTGCATATGGCAGTCCCTTTTTAATATACCGAAATAGTTCAATGAAGAACGTTCAGTGATGAAAGATAGAGGTTCAAGTCCTCTGATTGGTCAAAATAGGAAAGGGGGTGGAATGATGGCTGGCAAGAAAAGGAAGAAGCCTGATGATTTCATGGATAAATTCCTAGATGATTGCCAAGAGTGGGATAGAAGATTCGATTTAAAAGAAACAGATTCCGCATATAAGTATTTCTGTATATACAGGGATAGTTCGAGCCTGACGGGCGAAAGGCGTTCGTTGAGAAAGACTGCCGAACAGGCTGGAGTAAAACCTAGCACTTTGAGCGTATATGCCAATAAATACGATTGGTATGACAGAGTTAGGGCATACGACCTTTTTCTTGAAAAGAGCCGCAGGACTAGGTATGAGGAAGAATTGGACAAGATGTACGCTACTCATGCCAAGGTAGGCAACAGCCTTATAGTAAAGGCTATGAAGAAGCTCCTTAACACCCCTGACGAAATGCTTACCATAAACGATGTGATAAAACTGCTTGACTTGGGAGTTAAGACAGAGCGCATTTCACGAGGCGAGGTCATTGAGGGCAGACTCCGTAATCAGAAGTTACAGGCGGAGATTGACAACCTTACCAATGCTAACAATGGTGATACTGTTGAGATTGTCGATGATATACCGCTTGAAAATGAGGATATAGTCGATGATATTCCACTCTTGAAGTAGAGAGGGGGATAATATGGCACGACCAAAGCTATCTAAGCTGATAGCAAAACATTTTTGGGGTGTGCATAATGCTATAAAAAGGCATGATTACACCTATTTTTGGCTACCAGGCGGTAGAGGAAGTACAAAATCTTCGTTTGTAAGTTTGGAGATACCGCAGATATTGCTCCGTAATCCAGATTGCCATGCTGTTGTGCTTAGAAAATATGCCAACACACTAAAAGGTTCGGTATATGGACAAATGCAATGGGCTATAGACAAGCTGGGACTTACTGACAAATTTAGATATTTGACTGCACCGCCAGAGATAACATTTAAAAAGACAGGCCAGAAGATACTTTTTTTGGGTGTTGATGACCCACAGAAGATAAAATCTCTAAAACTGCCCTTTGGATACGTTGGAATAGTGTGGATGGAGGAGCTGAATTCTTTCAGCAGTGCAGAGGAAATACGAAGTCTTAACCAGTCGTTACTGCGTGGTGGCGATAAATTTTGGGAGTTTTTGACCTACAATCCTCCTAAAACAATGGATAATTGGGTAAATACGGAAAGATTAATCGAAGAACCCGATAAATTAGTCCACAGCACCACCTATTTAAATGTCCCTAAATCGTGGCTCGGCGAGGAGTTCTTCAATGCAGCAGAACGCCTAAAGCAGAGAAATGAAATGCTGTACCGACATGAATACTTGGGAGAGGTTACAGGCACAGGTGGTGCAGTATTTGAAAATGTAGTAGGCGAGGAAATCACAGATGAACAGATTCGTACATTCGACAAACTTTTGTATGGGTTGGATTTCGGTTTTGCCATTGATCCTCTTGCTTTTACTGCTTCTTACTATGACAAGAAGCGTGAAATCCTCTATATTTTTGCTGAAATATATGAGGTAGGAATGAAAAACAAACGAGCTGTTGAGGCTATGAAGAAAATCTGTGAAAACAGACGAGTAGTAGCGGATAGCGCAGAGCCACGAACCATTGCAGAAATGCGTGATTTGGGACTGCGTGTTGTGGCAGCACGAAAAGGCCCAGATTCCATTGACCACGGAATCCGCTGGCTACAGAATCTACAAAAGATAGTGGTCGACAAGAATAGGTGTCCTAACACCTATAGAGAATTAGTAAGCTATGAATACGATAAGAACAAAAATGGTCAGTTCATCAGCAGTTACCCTGATAAGAACCAGCATGCGATAGATTCCCTACGCTATGCCACGGAATCCTTGATGCGTGAGCCTATTGATATTCATTCTGCTAAACATACATTGTTCTAAAGGTGGTGATATTTAGTGCCAATACAATATTCTATGAGAGGTTATACCTTTCTGGACGATGCCTATACAGGCGGTGGTGGCTTTCTTGATGGTACCTACCTTTTGAGGCATCCACGTGAGGACGATGCCAAGATTGCTTATCGACAGGAACTTAGCTACTACAGCAATTTTGTAAAGCCTGTGGTTGACTCCTTAACTAATCCTATTTTTCGCAAAATGATTGCTAGGGATTGGTCAAAGGGCAAAGCACAGTTCTTGCCACCATTCATGCATGATGTGGACAGGCTGGGTTCTACCATGAATCGTTTTATGAAGAACGCTGCTAGATATGCTAGACTTTACGGCTCTGTCTTTATCATGGTAGATAACAGCCGTGAGGTGTCATCTAATGCCTTGTCGGCACTTGATGAAAGGAAATATCCTTACTTATATTTCGTAAAACCAGAGCAGGTTATGGAGTATAAGAGTGACGAGCATGGCAAGCTATTATATATCAAGTACAGAACACATGAAACCTGTACCAAGATTATGGGTGGGGCAAACCTCAATACAGATGAAAACGTATGGGAATGGTGGCGTGACAAATGGAAAGTCACCTATCATGATGGGAAAGTAGAGGAATCTGCCAACCAGCTGGGCTTTATCCCTATGGTTACTCTTTATGGTACTGATGCCGACACAGGCGATTTTATGCCGTTGTCTCCAATGATGTCTATAGCAAGAACCAACCTTGCTATTTACAATATCTGTTCCGAGCTTAGAGAGCTTTTGCGAAATCAAGCATTTTCTATTCTGTGTTTTCCAATTACAGATGAAGTCAGCATTGATACCTTGAAACAGGGTATCAGGCTTGGTAGTGATAATATGCTTGTGTACGATGGCAATTCGAGCAAAGCCCCATTCTTTATCTCACCATCAGCTGACCAGGCAAATCTATTGCAAGCTGAAATAAACCGTCTTGTAGAGGATATATACCGACAGGCGAACCTCACAGGCGTGGCTTCCGTTCAACAGAGAACATCAGGTGTGGCAAGACAGTGGGACTTTGAGCAGACCAATCAGGCTTTGGCAGATATGGCGGAGAACTGTGAAATTGCCGAGCGAGAGATTGTTAAGTGCTTCCTTGCCTATATGGGGGAGGACACAGACTTGGAGTACAAAGTTATTTATCCTAGAGATTTTGGCATTGTAGATGTGTCGGGAGAACTTGATAAGGTTGCAGCAGCTCTTTCCCTTAATGTTGGTTCTGAATTTGATAAGCAGGTCAAGATTAAGGCTACAGAGGCATTTTTGTCTAACATTCCAGATAAGGAGTATGACAAGGTTGTCGAGCAGATACGCACTTCTTCTGACGATGAACTTTACGCACAGATTGAGGGATTAGCAAGGGAGGGTACTTACAACCCAGCTACCCCCAAAACTGCCGATAAGGGCTATTCTGTGCGAGATAAAATAGCAAAGTATTTGGAGGGGCAGGAGCAACTCAAATTACAGGCAAAGAAAGATAGGTTGAAATGACAGTAAAGAAGCAAAAACTGGCGAAAGAAGATTGGTATAGAGCTAAGATTCGCAGTGCCGTTAATGATTTTACAGAGCAATACAAAAACTATATGCAGAACTCTATTGATGATGTTTTTAACACCATGAAGCAGGGGTATGATATTCCACAGGCGGTAGAAATTGTTACTTCTCGAAAAGGTTTTGTTAATGACAGATTGAAAGAGCTGATAGAAGATGTTTTGACAACAGTTGTTGAGGCTGTAAATGGCAAAACATTGTCCAAAGGCAAAATGCAGCGAATCGTTAGCAGGGCTATGAATGAGTCGTGGACAGATGATGGCGTTAGCTTAAAAAAGCGTATCAGACGTCTGTCCAACGATACCATTTATGAAATAAGGCGTTCTACTATGGCTACGGTAGGTAATCTCAATCAAATTGATATGAAAATCAAGAATATTGAGAAGCTGGTATTACAGACCGATGTGGACATTCGCAAGGTGAAAGACCAGTGCAGGGTGCTGCGTACTGTAGCGGGATTAGCTACCCATGGCGATAGAAATGTTTCCAAGGATTTGTACCAGCAAACCGAAAGACTGGTTAGAGCACTTAACGGAGATAGTGTCAGAGCACGAACGCTGGCAATGAAGAATCTAAAATATACCGCAAGCCAGGTATGGGAATATGCACTGCCTAACACATTGCAAATTGCCTTTAAGGGCAAAGCAGCATACAGGGCAGAGAGAATAGCTCGTACAGAAGCAAGCAAGCTGTACTTTGAATCCTTTATTGCCCAACACCAAAGCAATCCTGATGTAGTAGCCTACCAATGGAGCTTATCACCAAGACACAACATATTTGACCAGTGCGATGTGTGTGCCAATATCAACATTGGTTACGGCAGGGGTATTTATCCCAAAAATCTTATGCCGTCCATCCCAAGGCATCCACACTGTATGTGTACTATTAACCCTGTTTACAGAGTTTCTATAAAAGGAAAACACAGGGTTGACATAAATATGGCTAGGAAATATTTCAGCGGACTGTCTGAACGCCACCTGCAAGACCTGTTTGGTATTGCTGGGGCTGTTGATGTTTCATTAGGCGGTGATTGGCAGAAGTATCTGCGAGGTTGGAATGGTTTCAGCAAGCCAAAGACAAGATTTGAATTTGAAGATTTTAATTAGGAGGAAATAGTATGCCAAAGACAAAAGAAGAGATTATTGCAGCACTTGGCACATTGGAAGATGGCAAAGAGTTCGTAAGCGGTCTTAATGCCATTCTAAAGGATTCCAATGATAATGCTCACAAGCTGGAGGAGCTTACCAAGGAAATCGGTGAGCTGAAAACCAATAGCACCACTATTGGCGAAAATTACAACAAGCTGGCTGACTTTATCGGCCTGAGCACTGATGTCACCGACCTTGATGCAGCACTTGAAGCTATCAAGGCTAACAAGGGCAAGGAAGCTAATGCTGATAAGATTACCCTACAGAGTAAGATTAACGAGCTTACACGTGCTCTCAAAGCCTCTGAGGATAAGGGCAAGGAAACTTCTGCACTGGCAAAGGCTGAAAAAGCCAAACGGCAGTCCATGATTAGGGATATGCACATTCGCAATGCATTGGAGGCCAACAAGGCAGTAAATCCAGCTATCACTTCTGGACTTCTCCGTGACAGAGTAAAGGTAAATGATGATGATACCCTGTCCTTTATGGCTGATGATGGCTCCGAGGTTACTGTTGACGAGGGAGTTAAGTCTTTCCTTGAAAAGTACCCAGAGTACAGAGTAAATCATCAGATTCCTGGTGCTGGTGGTTCCTATGGCGGTCAGACCGTTGATAAGATTGATTTTGAGAAGATGTCCCCAGAGGAGTACCGCAAGCTCCGCAAAGAGGGCAAAATACGTTAATATGCCGATTTCGGCTGATTATATTGTAAAACGAAAGGAATGATTATTTCATGGCTAATTCTTTTTTAACTCCTGCGATTATTGCGCAGGAAGCACTCATGCAGTTGGAAAATAACCTTGTAATGGGTAACCTGGTGAACAGAAGCTACTCTACCGAGTTCAAGGCTAAGGTAGGCGATACCATCACTGTTCGCAAGCCTGTGACTTTCCGTGTTGATGAGTTCAAGGACGAAATCAACCTGCAGAACATTAATGAGAGCGGTGTATCTGTAAAGATGGACAAGCTGCTTGATGTTTCTTTCCCTATTGATTCCAAGGATTTGACTTTGTCTATTGAGCGATTCTCCGAGCGTTATGTTATTCCTGCTATGTCCGCATTTGCACAGGATATTGATTCCCGACTGGCACAGCTGGCACTTGATGTTCCTTACTTTACTGGTACTGCTGGTACTGCCCCTGATTCCGTGGCAAGTATTACTTCTGTTCGTAAGATTATGAATGATAATAAGGTTCCTATGGCTGGTCGTAATCTGGTTTTTGACACCGCAGCAGATGCCAAGCTGTTGGAGCTTGACACTTTCAATCGTGTTGATGCTTCTGGTACTTCCGATGCACTTGTTAATGCTATTCTCGGTAAAAAGTTCGGCTTTGATTGCTACATGGATCAGAATATTGTGTCTGTAGCAAATGACAATTTTGTTGGTGCTGCGCCAAAGGTTGCACAGGCTGTAGATAAGGGTGCGGAAACCATGACTATTACCGACACCACTCTTACCGGTACTGTAAAGAAAGGTACTTTGCTGAAGATTGCGGGCACTACCCAGACTTTTGTTGTTACCGAGGATGCCACTGCGGCTGGCAATAATGCCGTATTGAAGATTTACCCTGCTGTTGCTGATGGTATTAAGCAGGATGCAGCAGTAACTGTTATCGGCAACCATGCTGCCAATATTGCTTTCCATAAGAACGCTTTCTCCCTGGTTTCTGTACCACTGGATAAGCCTATGGGTTCTAATAACAGTGCAACTACCAGCTACAACGGCTTGGGACTGCGTGTAACTTACGGCTACAACATCGACAAGAAGCAGGATATTATCTCCATTGATGGCTTGTTCGGTTTCAAGACTCTTACCCCTGAGCTGGCTTGCGTATTGCTGGGCTAAGAGGGGGCATGACAGATGGTTTTGAAAACTGTTACCATGTACAGCCCTGACAGCGAAGCATACCTCGTAAATGAGGCAGATGTTGCTGATTACAAAGCAAAGGGCTTTACTCAGAAGAAGAAAACTGCTACCAAGGCTGCAAAGGCTGACACTAGCACCACAAAGGAGTGATTAATGCATGGCAAGGAGTATTAAGGTTAGAATCAGTTCAGAGGCACTAGAGGAACGATTAGCTAACTTGTGGCCTAGGAGTAATGCTGCAATGCGCCTTGCCTTGCAAGAGTCAGCTGATATGGTGCGTGACTATGCAAAAAAGCACCACCGCTTTAAATCAAGAAGTGGTAAACTTGAAAAATCTGTAATCAGTTCGGTAAGAATGAATAGCGATACAGGAAAAGCTACTGTTCGGCTGGACAGGCGTATTGCTCGTTATTCTAATATCGTCCATGAGGGTGCTAAACCACATTTTATCTTTCCCCGAAAGGCAAGGGCTTTGCATTTCTTTTGGGAACGAATAGGTAGGTGGGTTCTATTTGACTCCGTACATCACCCTGGGCAGGAAGCAGACCCATTCCTGCGAGAAGCAGCAGAAGCTGTCCAGCCTAATGTTGACGATATTTTCCGCAGACATCTAAATATGCTTGTACGAGGAAGCCGAAGTACGAGAAGCAGACAGTTAGCACGTGCAAAACGTATTGCAAGTCGGAGAGGACGGTGAATTTTATGATTGAAATTGAGGGAAAGCGAATTTATTTTAATCCTGATGATGTGGTTGATGCACTGCTTGCTAAGAAAATCACTGACCGTATACTTATCAAGTCATCCCTATACATTGAAGATATGGCTTTAAACTTTGGTGTTCAAAAGGAAGAAATCGCAGACCCTGTGCCGTTCAAAATTGCACGGCTTGCAATGGTTTATGCCCTTATGATGACCGCCTTAGAAAACTCCCGAATGGCTTCTGATGGAAGCCAGGATGGTGCAGATGCCTATGAATTAAAACGCAGGGTATTTGCCGAGGAGTTAAAACAAATTGAAGCACAGTTGAGTGCAGACACCTTTAGCAACGGTCAGTCAAGCATTAAGATGACTGCACCCTTTGCTGTGCCTATTCTAAGGGGGTAAATCATGGGCAGATTATCATATTGGTATCCCTTGGCTAAAAGCCTAGCCAATTATCTAAACAATCAACTTAGTGATGAAAAAGACGGCATGGGCAGTCCCATACCGCTGTTTGATGGTGTCGATGTTTATGTTGGCACTAAAGGAAAAGGCAGGGATTATCCCTGCATAGAAGTCACATGGGAGTCAGAGTCTAATGTTTCCAATTCTTTACCGACTGTAGGCGAAGTCAGCCTATGGGTAGATGTGTGTGTGGAAGCAGACGATGACGAGCCAGAACAGGCATATGTTATGCAGGACGAACTGCAAAGCAAAATCTTTGATTGTCTGCCTAAGTGGCCACCTGTGGCTAGAGAGGACACAGGAATAGCTCCAAATGTTACTATTGAGGAAATAGTATCAGATGGAGATATTTATAGACCTGTGTCGATTTCACGAATAGTATTATCTATTGAATGGAGGAAAGCATATAATGGCAAATAAGTCAGGTTCTAATTCTAACGACTTGTATGTTGGTGCTGGTAAGTGGTATACCTATCCATGGGTTGATGGTATTCCACAGCGTGACGACCTTACCATGATTGGTGATGTTGGTTCTGCTACCCTGAGCACCGATATTACTTCTATTGAGCACAAATCCTCTATGGATCAGGCTCGCGAGGTTATGGCCTCTATTAATACGGAAACCACCCAGAAGCTCACTTTGGAACTTTATGAGTTTGACCCTGTCAATCTTGCAATCGGTCTGTACGGCAAGGATGGCGTTGTGGAGCAGGTTGCTGGTAATAAGACCAAGCAGTACAAAATCTCTCCTAATATGAATATCCGCCTCATGGATGATGACGGAAATCCATACATGAATGTTTCTGACATTGTTATTAATCGGGTTTCTGCTAAACAGGCAAAGGTGGAAGCAGCTCAGATGACTTCTGCGAATGGTTCTACTGGTACTGTGACCAGTGGTGGTACATATACCGGTATCAAGGACACTACCTACTACATTCGCATTGATAAGGCTAATACCGTTGCAGGTACTGTTACAGACTGTGAGTTTGCGTGGGGCAAGGGCAGTAGCTCTGCAATTGCTTTTGCTGCAGCGCAGAAACTTACAGCAACCGGTACTGCACAGACTTTGGACGATGGTGTTACTGTAGCATTGACTCTTGGCTCTACTGATAGCTTTGTTGTTGGTGAAATCTACAGTATTGATGTTAAGGCTGCTGGCGGTAAGCTGGTAGAGGGTGTTGATTATGTCGTAAACGAAGTTGATATTCGTGGTGGTATTATCAATATTCCTGCCACTGCAAAAATCGACGATGATACCGAGGTTTTGGTGGCTTTCAATGTTCCTGCTATGAAAGCACCTAAGATTATGGGTGGTACTATTGGTAAGATTGAGCGTGGTTTGCTGTTCATCGGTGACCCTAACATTGGCCCATGCTACAATATGGAAATTTGGAAGGCAGCTATTAAGCCTAATGGTGATGTCGGCCTTATTGGTACGGACTTTGCTTCTTTCCAGTTGGAGTGCACCCTGCTCTCCGACAGAGCAAATCACCCAACAGAGCCACTGTACACTATGGCAAAGGTTAAGGCTAACTAACTGCTTGCCCCCTGGCAGATAGTTTAGGATAAAACAAAAAGCACTGCTATTACACAATCGTGTGTTTTAGCAGTGCTTTTTGTGGCTTTTGACCTCTATCAAAGGAGCAAAAAAATGATGAAATATGATGTAAATACATTATAGCAGTGAAATTTATATTGGGCAAATTAAGGGGGATTTTTTATGTCAAATGAAAAAGAAGTAGAAGTATTGCTTGCAGGTGAAGAAGTAACTGTTCGTGGCGAGGTTTTAAAGGTAAAGCCTTACAATTGGGTTCAGACCTTTAAGATGGCCAAGCCGTTCAAGATTGTTATGCAGACTGTTATCGACAATGCCGAAAAGGTAAGCACCTTGACCAGCTTTACCAACATGAGTGAAATTCAGCAGGTTTACGCTATCCTAGACTTTATAGCCAGCGTTGACGATGGAGAGGAGTTCTCCAATGCACTGGCAGAGCTTATTGCAGGTTCTATTGGCAAAGATACTCCATATGTTAAGGAACTTGACATTGACGAGGTTATTACAGTCGGTATGGCTGTGTTCAAGGTAAACAAAAGTTTTTTCTCCCAGAAGCTGGGAAAGATAGCAAAAATGTTTCCAGCACCAAAGAAGAAAGAGAAGTAAGTCCTTACGAGGTTATACAAAAGCTAATCTCGCACGGACATACTAAAGAACAAATACTCTATGATTATAGCGTTTCAGAAGTCCGTCTTTTCTACGAAAAGGTGGTTTCTGATGAAATGCGTGAACAAGCAGATTTTATTGACGGAATTGTTGCAGGTATTGGCGGTGCTTTTGGGGGGTATAAGCAATTGCAGAGTTCGCTTGCACTTCTTAGAGAGGGCGTGACACACGAATGAGTCAAGATACTGATATTAGTGTTGCCATCACAGGCGATACATCAGATTTACAAAAGAAATTAGCAGGGCTTAAAAAGGAATTAGCTGACTTACGGGTAAATACCGCCAATAATTCTACAGCCGTGGCTGATAAGGCACTGAAACAGGCAGAAGCCAGTGCTAAAAAAGCTAGTGATGTGCTTATCAATGCCAAGCAGAATGTCAAAGAGCAAAAGGATTTGTTGGTTCAGGCCGAGAAAGAGCTAGCGGAAGCCAAGAAAAGGCTGGAAAGCACTCAGCAAAAAGCAAATTCAGCAAGGGCATTGGAAAATGAAGCTGCTGCACGCAAAAAGAATCAAACCGAAGCCTATAAAGAGCAGATGGCTATCAATGCTGTGATGAAAGCAAAGCTAGCTGAATCCCAGGCCGAGGAGAGAGCTAGAAAAAAGCAAATGGAGCTTGTCAAGGCTAAGGAAAACCTTGATAAAGCAATGACTAATACTCCGACCAAAGATGATAGTGCCAAAATTCAATCTGAAAAAGAGTATACAAAAGCCCAACAAAAGGCTAAAAATGCTACTATGGCTAGGGAGGAAGCTGAGCGAAACCTTGCTAATGCCAGTGAACGTAGAACAAAAGCACTAAAAGCTGTAAAAAAAGCAGAAGAACAGGCAAAATCTAATGTTGCCAATGCTCAAACCCAAGAAAGCCTAGCCAGCTTGGGTTTGAAAAATGCAAAATTGGACGAAAAATCAGCAAAACAGCGGTTGAAAGCAAGAAAAAACGACCTTGATACAGCAACCACCCCAGAGAAAGCTGCTAGTGCCGAAATTGCCTACGAAAAAGCTCAAAATGCAGTAGAAGCAGCACTTAATCGCAGGGAAAAGGCTGAACGCAGATTAGCACAGGCACAAAAACAGAGGCTTCAAGCTGAAAAGGAACTTGAAAAAGCTGGCAATATTGCTAGTCGTAAAGCAGATTCCGAACAGTACAAGAAAAATCTTGCCCAACAGGCTGTGAAAGTAGCACGCAGAAACGAAAGCGAAGCTCTCGCTGATTTAGAAATAAAGAGAGAGGCTCGTAAAGCAGCACGTTCTGATTATTACAATGCGACTCCACAGAACGACACAACGGCACAAAGAGAAGCTCTTACCAAGGCAGAGCAGGAGTATCAAAATGCATTATTAGGCTCGGAATCAGCAGTAAAACGCAGACAGATTGCAGAGGAAAAGCTCCAGAAAGCACAGGAGCGTCGAAAGTCTGCACAAGAAGCCCTAGCAAAAGCACAAACCAATGTGGCCAACACTGGCAGTGTGCAGGGAACGGCTAGTAAAGAAGAACTGCAAGGGGCTAAACAGGCTGTATCTAATGCCGAGGCTAGAATGAAAGCAGCGCAGAAAGCTGTTGAGAGTGCAGTCAAGGCAGAGGAAAAGGCTAGTAATGATCTTGTGCGTGCCACTAATCAAAAGAAATCCGCCCAGCTGAAAGTAGATACAGCCGAAGCAAGACAAAAGATTACTGCTGTCAGCGAGCAGATAAAAGCATTAAGGGCTAATACACCTAATATAAAGGTAAAGGCTAACACTGGACAGGCACAAACGCAGTTAAGCAAGCTAGAGCGAGTGATACAGTATGTTGATAAGGCACATACTGTGAGCGTGAGAGCATCGGGAGTAAACAACCTTATTCATCAGCTTGCATTAGTTAGTGCTGCTTTCTATGGCATAAAAGGTGTTATGAACGCTATTCAGGGTTCGTTTGATGCCATCATTGGCAGTGGCCTTGAATATCAAAAACAGATTGAAAACGCTCGTATTGGTATTGCCAGTATCTATGCCTCTATGACACAGATAAATGGTACAAAAACCACCTTTGAGCAAGGGTTAGGTATTGCTAATGAGGTTGTTGACAAGCTCCAGCAGGTAGCAGCAGTTACCGCAGCAACTCCTAAAGATTTGCTTACCACATTCCAAGGTTTGGCTGGCCCTGGACTGGGTGCAGGTATGACCACTGATGAGCTTATAAAGTTCACCACCACAGGTGTTAATGCTGCCAAGGCTATGATGTTGCCACCAACACAGTTCATACAGGAATTGCGTGACCTTGTGCAAGGTGGTATTCAGCCAGCTTCTAGTACCATTGCTACAGCATTAGGACTGCGTGATTCCGACATTAAGGCAATGAAAAGCTCCGCTGATGGACTCTTTAAATCCTTGATGGAGAAAATGGAGGGCTTTTCCGAGGGAGCCGGTATGTATACCGAAACCATCACAGGTAAGATGGAACTTCTCAAACAGGCTTTTGTTAGAGCTAGTGCGGAATTTACCTCTACCTTTGAGGTGGAGATTAAATCAGCCTTGGACGGAATATCCTCACTTTTTGCGGACATAGATACTAAGGCAGGAACATTCACCATTAATCCAGAAATAACCGACACTATCAAGGAATTGAAACTTGACCTGTTGGAAGTAATGGATATATGGGGTGGTTTCGATGAAGATACAGGCAAGTGGTATCCGTCAGAAGAAGCCCTAGATTCATGGGACAATATATGCTCCTTGGCTGCGGATTTTCGTGACCTTGTGCTGGATATAAGTGATGCCTTGGTGGATTGGACTCCCGTTATTTCTTCTGCTGTAGACGGACTTACTGATGGATTATCTGTTATTACTGATATTCTTGATGGCATTGTGAGCGTGTTTGATTACACAGGTAAAATAGCTGGTAAGAATCAGGATATACTAGACTTAGTGCATGATATTGTCGAAGCCTATGTCTTTTATAGAGCAGTAGTTAAGAGTATTCTTCTTGTTACAGGGTTAGTAAGAAGTGTCCTCGTAACAATCAGAACTCTTCAAAAAGCTATCAATCTCTTAAAACAAAGCCAGCTAAAACTAGAACTAGCAACATTGGCAGTGCAAACCATACTGAAATCAGGACTTGTCGGTATAGCTGCGACAATCGCTGGTGGCATTGCTGTATATAGCGGTGCACTTGATGGACTTTTTGCGAGTCTAAGTAGCAAAGTTGACGGCATACTAGGTTCAGGAGCAGACGATTCTTATAAGCAACAGCTTGAAGAACTGGACAAACGAAGAAAAGAAAACTATGGGCAGGACAAGCATACAGACCCACAGGCTTTAAGGGACGCTCGTGCTCGACAAACCAACAAAACGGACGATAAGGCAGAGAAGCAGCGATTACAGGCTTTACAAAAGTCCTTAAACCAAATATTGAAGCGTATCGACAATGCTTTGAAAGACCAGCTCCAACAGCAAAAAGAACATATGGAAAAGGTAGAGCTTCTTAACAAGCAAAGCAAGATGTCTGTAGATGCCTATTATGCCGAAAAAGCAAATAATGACAAGGTAGTTGCAGAGGCAAATCTTAATGCATTACAGCAGAAAAAGGATGCCATACTCAGCATTGAGTGGCCAGAGGATAAGTTGGAAGAACGTGACACTAAGCTGGAACAGATAAACGCTGAGATGGCTAAACAGACACGTGCTTTAGAGCTGGCCGCAGAGAGTATCACAGGGTTGAAAGACCTAAAAGAGATAGTCCGACAAGATTTTGCCAGGAATAACCCACAGCAATCTGAATCCGATGTAGTTAGGGCAAAAACTCTATCTGCAATAGAGCCAGAATTGGTTAAATTTGCCGAAGAACATGGCTGGGATAATCCAGGTGAAACTATAAAGCAGGTTATGGATGCATCTATACGAAAGGGGATAGATGCAAGAGAATTGGTTGCCCTTATTCAACAAGAAAGTGGTGGCAAGCGAAATGCTATAAGCCCAGCAGGAGCTATAGGATTAACACAATTAATGCCCGAAACCGCAGCCGAAGTTGGGGTTAATCCTTATGATTGGCGAGAAAATATAAATGGCGGTGCAGCATACCTTGCTAAAATGCGGGGGGCTTTCAATGGGCTTCCAGATATACTTGACCGTGCCATTGCGGCGTACAATGCAGGACTAGGTGCAGTACAGCAATATGGGGGTGTTCCGCCATATCCTGAAACACAAGCGTATGTAAAGAATTTTCACGAATATTATGACTCAATGTCATATATTCCAGATACAAGGTATCTTCCTAAGCCATCAGCTTCTCCTACTTATGGCTTTTATGCCACAGGCGATAATATGCTAAGGGGAAGCAAATTTGACAGTCGTTATTTAGATGAATATCATTCTGTTGGTGGCGTAACAAAACTTGACGGAATGAAAGATATTGTTTACAGCATTTTTAACCAAGTTGCCAAGGATTACTTTGATAAAACTGGAGAACGGCTCGTCATTACAGGTGGCAGTGAAGATGGTCATGCAGGTGGAGAATTTAGTCATGGTGCAGGGTGGAAACTTGATATTTCCGTACCTGAAAGGGATCGTGAACTGCTAGCAAAACTTCTTGATTCAGCTGGCATTGCAGCAGGTAACGAGGGCAACCATTGGGATTTGTCCTTTGGTGGTGGTGGAATAGGTGGCCCCCCAGTCAACAGCCGTCAAACAGGAAACCTGCATAATGTTCCTACATTACAGGATTTCACCGCAACATCTGAACTCCAGTATGAATACCTAGAAAAATATCGCAAAATGCGTGAAGATTTAATGCAGGATAGGATAAAAATTGCCGAGCTGTATGGAAGTGCAACCGAGGAAAAAATAGCTGCCATAGACGAAAAATACCTAAAGCAAATAGCAGAGATTTACACACAATTTCCTAATGAGATTGGTGAAAAACGAGTGGCACAGGTAAAAGTGCTTTGGGATAACGAAAAGCGAGGTATTTACTTTGAGGGTGCAGAAAAGCAGTTAAAATACGCCCTAAAAGACCTTGAAGCCAGCAGTGAGATGATGGGGGATAAAATCGTTAATGGTGCTGTCAGCCTAAAAGATGGCATAGATAAATACTATGACCATTTCACAGGCGATAATTCCTCGGTAAAAAAATACCTTGATAAACTCGAAACACTCATGCGAGAATACGAGAGTCAAGGAAACCTTGAAATGTATTGGAAAGTGCGTGATGAAATTGAAAACACCAAGAAGTCACTAACCAATATGATTAGCTCGTGGCTTTCAAAGATAGATGAAAGATTCTCCTTTGAGAGCAACATGGTGGATGCCGACTGGACGATGACCAGTGGGCAGAAAGAGCGTGAAAAACAGGCTATAGAACAAGCCAAACAGCGTGTTAAGGCCGATGCTTACGCTGAACAGATTAAGCAGACCGCTATAGAGCTAAAGGAATGGCAGGAAAAGCTCAATGATGTTATCGCTGAGCTTGAAAAGGCCACTGACGATAAGGCCAAGTATGCCTTGGAACAGGAAAAGGCTCATATTCAGGGAAAAATAAACGAGCTTTCACAGTTGCAGGTTGCTAATCAGCGTGCTTATGAGCTTGCTTCTGCACTTGGTCATGTCAAGACTCTGCTTGAAGAAACAAGGCAGACTGCCAAACAGGCACTGGAAGATGGACTTGTAGAGTTCCTTACTGATGGCATACAACAGGCAGAGAGCTTAGGCGATGCGCTTAGAAATCTCGCTGTCAGCTTTCTAAAGACCATGAATCAGTTCTTTGCTAAAAAGGTTGTAAGTGGTCTGATGGATGCATGGTTCCCAGAAGAGGGCTTTAGTAATAAGGAAACGGATTATACCAGTGGCGCGGAAACAGCCACATTGGCTACTGCACTGGAAACTACCACTGCTGCTACCGAACAGGCAAGTATGGCAACTGAACAGTCTACAACGGCATTGGAAGCCAATACCAGTGCTACAGAGAACCTTACCACAGCTATGAATAATGCTCCCGCACGAGGGACAGAGGGAGCAGCCACAACCACTGCTGGTACTGCTAGCAGTGCTGCTTCTACAGCAAATTCCGCAACGGCAAGTGGTGGGGCAGTACAGCAGACTGGTGGAGGAACAGCTACACAGGCAGGTGCTCCGTCAACTTCCAACTTCATTACGAATATCTTTGGAAGTTCGCTGGGACAGCTTGCAGGTAGTCTATTCTCCTTGAAAAACCTTATTAGTGGTGATACTAAGGAAAGACTGCTCTCTATGATTTACTTGCAGTTGCAGTTAATCCATCAGGCTGTTACCGCATTATCGTTTTCAGCTTCAAGTGGATTTGCAACAGGCGGTTACATTTCTGGGGCTGGTACAGCCACATCAGACAGTATACCTGCAATGTTGTCTAATGGCGAATATGTGGTAAAGGCTTCTGCCGTAAGACAGTATGGTCGCACCATGCTAGACAGGATTAACAGTGGCTCTTATGAGCGATTGAGGGTGAGTGTGCCTAAATTTGCCACAGGTGGCTATGTAGGCTCTACTGGTGCGAAAGCAACCAACAACTTTGCTACTTCCTTTGGGGCTTCCGTATCTCCACAGCTTCATGTAAACAACTATGTCGACGGAAAGCGTGTATTTGATTCCTATGGCAAGGAAGTTGTACGCAGTGAAGTTACCAAGGCGATTGTACAAAATGCAAAACTTTATTCCAAAACTTTAGGTTTATTCTAATAGAAAGAGGGACACCTGCCTTATTGGTAGATGTCCCTCTTATTTTATTTCTGAACTAATGCGACTTTCTTTATCTCGCCGTTGTTATCGATATAGTCTTCATAGCCTACAATTTTGCCACTGTTACTGCTATTGCTTAATGCGGTGCGGATAGCTTCAACACCAGCTTCGTTATAGCGGAAAGTTTCAACCTGCTTTGCGGAGTATTTGGACTTATCATAGAACCACTTGCCATACTGTTCAGTTTTCAGGTTATTCTGCTTGGCGATGGTTCCAACCCTATGGGCAGAGATTCCCAGCTGTTCACCAACTTCGGTAGCAGTATAGGTTTTCTGCTCAACCTGCGGCAAAGCAAATACTTCCTTGTCAGCCAAGGTGTTAGCAGCATAGGCATTGCAGATTTCCTTATACTCAGTTACACCGGTATTCTGTGCTATCTTCAACCACAAGCCAGCTTGGCGAGTACGAGCGTTCATCAGCATGGTAGTAGCTCTTTGCTTCTGTGTCTCGGATTCTTTTACAGTATAGCTCCCAGTCTTGCGGATAGATGGCAACACCTCGGAAGTTACCCAATGCTTGAACTCTTTAGCACGAGGGAGTTTGGAGGAGAGGATTAGAGAGTACAGCCCTGATTCGTTGATTACTTTTACAGTTTGCTTGCCTCTTGATGGGGTGGTGATTTGCCACCCCTTTGAATCATCAACATCAACATGATTTTTCAGCGCATTAACAGTATCTCTATAGCCTAGAAGAATCGCAACATCTTTTCCTACAAACCAAGGCTCATTACCATCACTAACTACTCTTATGCTACCAAATTCAACATTCTCGAAAATTTTCAAATTATTATCCATTATGCAATTTTCCCTCTTTCATTACACCAAAAGGTCTGCTATAATAGATTTAACAAGACCTTTCGGTTTTGGTGCAGGTGGTTCATCATCTCTTGGCGGGGGCGATGAACCACTATTTTTGTTGTAGCAAAAGCATTATTCCTTGTCTTATAGCACCTGCCTTTGTTAGATTATGCTTTTGGGCATACTGGCAGAGTAATTCGCTTGTGTGTCTATCGACTCTTACTTTCAAGTCTACATCTTTGGGATTTTCAGCTTTTGGTCTACCCATTTTAGGACTCATTAATCAAACACCTCCTTTTATGAGTACCAACAACACATATTATATTTATCTGACCTCAAAAAGTCAAGTGTTTTTTACCACCGCCTAGCAAAGCAATAACTTCGTCAACTTTTTCCAAAAAGGAAATAGTTGATTTTTATAATCGCTCAGTAAAGCAATATATTACTTCGTCAACTTGTTGGTTTTTTGCACAAGTTGATTTTTACAATAGTGTTTAACTCGTTGCCAACTTGTCAATGACGAGTTACTTGTAAATGCAGTTTACATTTACAGTCGAAAACAAATGTAGTATAATATAATGAGAAATAAAAGAATATTCGGACTGGAGCACTCCTAAACAGGGGTGCTTTTTCTTTTACAAAGAAAGGAGTGATTTTTGTGCCTTGTATGGATTTTTCGACAACGAAACCAATAGAAATTATCACCAAGACACTTGAATTTCTTACTGACAAAACCAAGATGGGAGAGGGCAACGAATGGATATTGAAAAGCCCTGCTACTATTCCATCATTTGAAGATAAATGCATTATTATGGGGCAGGGTGATGGCTCTGACGAGATTTATATAGGCATAGAGTTGAAAACTCATCAGGTAGGTACAGCAGACCCAACACAGTTTGATATTCGTTTTAATGGATTTGCTGGTTTTGACGATGGGCTAACATGGGAGGAACAGCCTGGTTGCATCTACCATGAAACATTGCCTATTATCCCACTAGCACCACAGGCTAAATACTTCTGCTGGGTTACAGCTAATGCTCGCAGGTTTATCCTTGTTGTGCAGGAATCCACACAGTACGAAGCAGCATACTGTGGCTTTATGACTCCTATTGCAGTCGAAAGACAGTACCCTTATCCGCTGGTTATTTCAGCTAGTGCTGTGGACGGAGAAAAGTGGAACAGCAGTGCAGACAGTCACTCTAATTTTGTTCACCCTGGTGGAACATCAGCCAGGGAAACAACATTTAGGTTAAGGCGGTCTGATGGTACATGGGAGAGTGCCCTTAATACTAAAACTAATCAGACTACATCACAGTTAGCAATATGGCCACAAAATACTTCTCCTGTTAATGTACTTACCTGTCTTGACGATTCAGTGGCTGTTGAGCAGATAGTTATGTTTCCAGAGCTTTTATATGAGTGTGGTGCGGGACCAAATACAAAATCTATTGGCCCGGACCCTATAGGTATTATCGGTCAGCTGGCAGGGGTGTATTTTGTTGGCAACAGAGAAGATTTGTCAAGTAAAGATACGCTGCTATACAACGGCAAGCCATATATGGTATTCAACAACATCGACAGGCGAGAGAACGACCAATATTTTTGTATAGAGTGGTTCTAAAGAGGGGGATTCTTATGTCAGAAGAAAGGCACAATAAAATAGTAAAAATCAATCCCAAGACCTTTAGCACCAAGATGATGTATGATATATTCCTTGATTTTCTTCAAGAGGGAGAAGATGGGTGGGAAGTTGTGCGTAATAAGCCGTGGCCATATGGTGCTGTGCTAAAAGTGCCTAACTGGAAAGATGGCGAATACGGCTATGCTGGCATAATGTATGGACAAATTAAGGGTAAAGGCAAGAAACACAGCTATACTGTCAATAAGAAAACCAGCTATGGACAATGGATAACCGAGAGCAAAAACCTGCAGAAATTGGCATACAGCACTATTTTTCCCTCCTATGAAAAAGGCTATGAAAAAGAGGATTGGCGTTTTTTTAACGGCAAAATACAAGAATGGGAAACAAGAGAGCAAAGCAGTTCTCAAAAACGCTATAACTTTTCCTATGGGGACGGAGTTTTAGAAAACGAAGTATCAGCTGGCGATACTTCCGTCACAGTTATTATGAATACCTTGACACTGACTGGGACTATCAAAAAGGGAACATATATCACCATTGGAAACAAAGAAGTAGTTGTCACCAATGATACCTCCAGCTATACCAAAACCTACACAAAGCCTAAAACAGATGCCGAGGGCAATATAGTTACTGACAATAATGGCAATCCTATTCTAGTACCGGTAACAAAAAATTGTATAGATATAGAATTTTCTCCAGCATTGAATGCTGACTGCCCTAAAGGTACCACAGTCAATCTTCCATCCAAAGACAAACAATATATTACGGTTCTGACTGAACGGCATATTGCAACAAACGGCTATTACCAAATACGAGAAGCTGAACATTTCTATACAGATGCCGATGTTATATGGTTCAGTATGTTCAAACAGTATGAGCCGAGCTTTGATTGGAATGAACTGATGGAGAACACACGCAAAAATCCGTGTGCTAAGAGGCTAGGGTATAGCTGGTATTCTTGGTCTTATCCAGCCTGGGAAACAGAAGCGCCTATTTACCCAGGCGAGGGCTGTCCAGCATTATCATTTTCGGCAACTGAGTCCAAAACATCATCTAGTGGCAGTAGCCAAGAATATTCGCTAAAAGCAAGTTCTATTCCAAGATATAGTGATTTGCCTGTTGGTGCGATGTATGGATATTATTCACTTGTCTTTGGCGATGGGCAGGATTATTCAATGTCAAATTTATATATGACAACGCAGGATTATCCACGACCACGCGAAATTACTTTTGCAGAAGCACTTGCAAACAACTATGTAAAAAAAGTTACTGTAGTTGAATGGGAAGATGTATTTAATAATCTTTCTAAGTTTAACGATGAATCCCATACGACAATTATTGAAAGGAACGGCATATTATATAATGCACACTTTTTCTATTATTCTGGAATAGATAAATACATGACAGACGTCAATGAGGGTTTTTTTTCTTATATAGCTGCTTGCTCTGAAATATGTACTTTAAAGCATGGTGAACGTGACCTCGTTTGTGGGGCACACCTATGGACTGGTTTTTTTTGTAAAGGCGGAATATATTATGAACAACTAGGCAGTACATATGTATATTATTATGCGACAACAGCTTGGTCTTATGCTGATGATAGGGAAAGTAAGACAATAGACGAGGCTGTTGATAATGCCTATGCAATTCGATTGGAGTTAAAAAATGCAAAAGATGTTAATGCATTATCTTTAAAAAATAGTGCAATTATTCCCAAAGGACTTTATTATTCAAAGAAACGCGATAAATACTATTACTTCCATGTAGATAATACATTGGTATTAGGTACTCCTATAAACCAAGACATTGAAACAGCCCTTGATTGTTCAATCATGTACTTATCAATAGATAGTAAGGGTACAGTCTTTCGTGCTGTAGAGTCTTCTGGTATTGACTCTGAACCTAATCCTGAACCTAATCCCAATCCTGAACCTAGCACTAAACCTGACCCAGCTCCCAGTGGCAATAGTATTTTACCAGAATATGTATATCTCTATATGAGCAAAACCAAACATAATGCCAATATAGCTGTGAATTATCGTGAATGGTGGGACATGGCACAGATAGGCTTCTTTGAGCCTTTTGCCAGTGATTACGAGTATCAGTTTCCAGCTTTGGCAATGTCTTCTAATATAGGAGTACGACCTTGCAATCATTTAGTAAGTTATAGTGGTACGCCATATCCATATGATAATATGCTTTTTGATTATACACAAGGCAATAGGTCGTGGGGACATTCCATGATAGGATATAGTGCTACCTGGTGGGATGGCACACAAGAGTTTCTTGATAAGCACGCTTGCTCACAAACACAAGCTATGCTGCCTAGTGGCAAGTGGGAATCGTTCTTTAATTACGCTATAAAGAGTGACTGCTATTACAATTATGTTTATGGCAAGTATGCTCATGGCTTCAAAGAACCTAAAAGGGTTCAAAGTAAGTATTTTATAACCAATACCATGACACCTAATGTAGAGGAAAATTTCAACGTAATCCCTTATGGCATAGAAACAAATGGTTATCCATTCAATATGACATCTTTAGACCTAGAGATAGCTCGTCAGAATAAACAATCATATTCTCTGCTGCCATTTTATCTTGGGACAAATATTGAAGATAACAACGAGCAAAACATGATTTGTGCCGTTCCAGCAATGTATGCGGTGTCAAGGCCTGTCACTAGATATGGATTATATCGAAATCCAACAGATAAGGATGATTTGTTTTTGATTATGCCTAATTGCTGGGAAGGTCGTCCTTGGCATTATCAACAGGATGCGGTTTATCTCTATAAAAACAAAAACAAGACAGAAGAAGAGCAACAGGAAGAATATGACAAATACCGAGATTGGGGTAAGAATATGAATGTAGCAATGCATATCGGCACGAACACTTCTTTTGAACAGATTGAAGATTATGTTGCTAAGACAAAAGAATTTGACTAGAGCGAGGTGATATAAATGGCGAATGCAAAATACACCATTACAGGAAACATGAATGATGTATTAGAGAAAATACGAGATTTTTTGACAGATAACGGCTGGACTATACTGAATAACTGTACACCAGATACTGCTCCAAATGCTACAGGAGCACCTGATGGCGGTGAAATTCTAGCAGTAAAAATGGACGACTGTATAGCTGTTATGCGCTCTGCTATGGGTTTTGCAATATTCCCTAATCAGACAAATCATAATACAACTGCGGCAGCGGCAGGTGCATACGGCATAGGCTTGACTGGCTGTACTGCTTATACAGCAAATCCACCATCGGGCTATTGGTACGACCAAACCAACCCGCCTCTCAATACGACAAGCAGAGAGGTAATCGGAGTAGGTGTTGTTTCCTGCCAAGGAGTTAGTGGCACATATGAATTGTTCTGCAACTTTACCACTCAGCCCGCAATCAGTGCCATTTTTACTATCAAAGAAGTAATTAATAATCAGTACACAGATAAAAAAGATGTTGCTGTTTACCAGCACTTAGCTTTTGGGCTATTACAAAAAGCTGGTAATTGGACAGGCGGTATGTTTATTTCTGGCAGTAGAAGCAGTTATAAAATGTTTGTACAGCAGACTACTGTTCCAGATAATATAGATACTGATTCCAATGAGATGTTTGCAATGTCTGCCAATCCAAGTTTTTTAGTGCAGGGAGAGGTAGATAGTGCACCATTGCTGGAAAAGCCTATATTATGGTGGAGTGCGGGGCCTGAAAAGGGAGAAATGAGCACAGGCAAGATACTTGCTTCTACATTGACCAACCATGAGTATTTAACCTCTGTACCTAAAGTTCCACATTATGGGTACATACAAAGTCAGAATCCTACAGACTATGGCAGAAATGTTAATACATTGAACTGCATCAGTGTTAATCTGCCTATAGCGTTGTTTGTACAGCGCGACCCTAATCTGTTGATGAATTTTTCGTTCATCGGATATATACCTAATGCATATGCAATCAGTATGAGGTGCCTAGCTCCAGAAAAGATGTATGAAATAAATTACCCTAAGTCTGGCAACCTGCATCAGGTATTTCCACACATAATAAAGTACGGAAAACGAGGCTATGATGGCATCTCCATATTGCAGGAAAACACCTAATGAGGTGAAATCTTATGGCTGATGAAAATTTAAGAGATGGACTTGCCATTGATTTTATAACTCCAAGTTTTAATCCTACAGAAACATCGGTAGTAGGAACAAAGCCGACATATATAAGACTGGCATATATCGCAGCGGGTAATGCGGGTTATTCTCGTTATTATGGCGACACGCTGACATGGGAACAGCTCGCCAAAGCAGATTTGAAGTGGGGGCAGTCTACAACCATACTGTTCAACACACTGGAAGCAGGGTGGACATATGTTTACAATTGTGTCGAGGAACGATTCACTGTTACGAACAATGAGGACAAAGTGGTTTACGCCATCAACACCAACAAAATCAGCGATTTCGGTATTACATGGGAGATTCTTACATCTCATCAGTTTTGGATAGAATACACAGATAGTGCAAGCAATATATGGTTTCTTATTGGCACAAAAAAGCCAAAGCATAAGCCGTCTGTCAATCCTGATAATCCAGACCCTGATAATCCAGACCCTGATAATCCAGACCCTGATAATCCAGA